TTACTTTGTTTCTGATTCACTTTCACTACTTTCGGCTTCGCTATTGATTTCTGTATATTTTAATTTTTGGGACGTGAATCCTTTATAAAATAAATACTGCATCAATTTAATATCATCTCGCAAAATCGCCATATAATACATCATCAAATAAATATAATTAATATAATTTGGCTCAAATAACCAAAATACATAATAATGTTGAAAAAATAAATTCGCCAAAATTGATAAACCATACGTCCAAAAACACAATTGAATCAATACAGAATTCTTGAAAGGCAATGGACTCCATCTATGTGCCAAATAAAAATTTACGATATATGGAATACAACTAAAAACAGTTAAAGGGACTAAAACCAAATGAAAACCTTCTTGTTCATAATCTACCAAAATATTAACAATACCAAATAACATCACACAAATATGATGGATTTTTGTTGTCATCGGTAAATTAGGTACTACTAATAAGGCTGTTAAATCGGTACTAACATAAACATTACCATAAAAAGTGATCCACCAATTATTATACTGCTGATAGATCATAGTTTGTAATAAAAATCTGGGAGCGGAAGCTAACATAATGAATAACATAAGGGATTTTGAAAGATTTTTGACCATATAACATTTCCGATCATATTTTAATTCTCGATAATGTTCACTTGTCTTTGCTAAATAATAATTTATAACTCCATAATTGAATAAACTTAGACTTATGGAACCTAAAAGAACCATAATTTGTTCGAAAAGATACATATTAGTAGAGAATTATATTTATTAATAATTACACTAAATATAATTTTATATTTCATACGTAAATTTTATATTTCATAATTATAAAAACTATTTTTGTTTATTGAATTATACATTGATCATCTTGAAACTCATCATAATTATTTTTTTTGTTTGGCGTTTGACTATCCTTTATAATATGTGCTGGAATCTCAGTATTTAGAGATATGGTATCATCCATATCAATGTACTTTTGTACATGACGAAACTCCTCCTCTAAACATTTTATTCTTCTTTCAGGATCTTCTGTTGATGCCAGATGCGATTCTGAATCCATCAAGAATTCAATATCATCCAAGATAGGTTGAAGTAGTTGTTCATCATATCTCATATCAAGACTATGTAATAACTTAATACAAATTCCGACTCTGGTTTCCGGATCATCAAAAATCTCACTATTTCGATGAGAATATATATAATGTACTAGATTCGGGAAGTTTGACTCTAAAAGACGCATAGTAGCATATTGAATAACTTTGGGACGTCTATATGTGGAATAAAGATTTAGCTTCTTAGTATTAATATACTTTTTCTGAGAAGATGAAGAAGTTGACATATTAAATAATATTAGTATAGTATTTTTAATATTATTTTGAAACACAATTCCTACATTCATAATCTCCCCCTTATATTTATTAATCTCTTTCATTCTTTTGAAATTCTTTCCATGAATCATCTTTTATACAATAATAATCACAAAATTTAGAATAATTATGTGTTTTATAATTATGATTTGCTAAATGAGGTATCACAATAGGATAATTTGAAGCATCTACATCTCTAACATTTTGATAACCTGGTTTATGAGACCATTTACCATTTTTATCTTGTCGAATAAAATGATAATCTTTGTCCTGACCCAAAACATCAAGAATTAAAGCTACTTTATAATGACCTTTTGGGCACTTTTTATTATAAGTAGTTTTAATCATATTTGGATGGTCCGATTTTACCATTTCATCAAAGTAACGACAAGTATAAGCGCGTTTATCAATATCATATTTTTGAGATAGTTCTCCTGGTTGAGTTTTTCTATTTTGTCTAGACCAACGATTATTAAAAGCATAATCATAACAATTAAAACGATTTTTAACATCATCTTGGTTCCAAATTTGCGGTTCATACTCAATCTCTGACCCAGTAATTTGATCATCTGTGAGGTCTGATGCACATTTTAATAACATATTTTTAAAATCTGGATGAAAAGTTCGAAATAATCTATGAGTTAACGGATTCTTTAATACTGATTTTTGCCATTTAGGACAAAGTGCACGTTGGTGTACCTGGCGCATTTCTTCAATATTAGGTGAATCAGCCATAGACATACAAGAATCAGATTTAGTATCTATATAAATAAAAAGGATTATTTATATGAAAGGATTATTATTTATCTATTATTTAATGTTTTTTCTCTTTTTTCCAAATACCATTTCTTATGATCCTGATTTACATTTTCATATATTTTTTTTTTATTTATTACTCTCGTCAGCCCTGCTGGTAAACTATATTCCACACATTTATCATCATATATTACAATTACGGTCAGATAGGTTCCTATCTGGGCAGAATAATGAAAAATACTAAGATCAGACCCTTTCATTTTTGTATTTAAAGTTACTGATTTAATGCGAATTCTAGGAGCATCTGTCCGTAATAAAATATGATGATAAGTAGCCATTGCATTAAAAATCGCGACATCAATAATCGTAGTCTCATTTGATTTAGGAGATACATCGAATAGGACAGAATTTGTGATGTCACCAAAAATAATAAGGGGTTTAGTTGTAAAATGTTCCAGTTCAATTTGTGATATAATATATCCACTTAATTGGAGTTCTCCATTTTCCGGAACAATTAACCAATTAGACCATTCAGTTTCAGGTGTTTTTTTGGCAAATTGATGACTATCAACCAAATATTCACATGAATTTGTCATCGGGATCATATTTAGGGCCAATGCTGTATTTTCCCCAGTTTTTTTGATTATACATTTTCTTTTTTGATCACTCATTATTATTATTATTAAAATAAATAATAATAATTATCAAAATAAATTTAATTAAATAATAATCCTAAAATAATATTTTTATCATAGGCTTCTCTCATCTCTGGTGCAGATGATACATCGCCTGATAATACATTGTATTTACTACCTGAAATTGATAAATTAAAGAACTATTCTTGATTAATTTAAGTTTTAACATATTTTGACTTATATTTTTTTAACCATGTTTTATATATTTTCATTGCATCTCTCATTTCTTTCGTTTGATGAGGATGATACATCGCTCTATGGTACATTGTATTTACTACTTGAAACTGATAAACGGGAGGGCGATCTTTTATTAATTTAAGAGTTTCTTTAGCTTTTTTGGCATTTTTAAAACCAGTTCCTTTCAATGTCATTTTTGGATTTTTATTACTATATAATTGCATGTCTCCCCCTTTTTGTCTTATTTCTGCTTTTCTCATGGGCATTTGATCTATAATTTGATAAATTCGATTCAATTCAGCCTGACTGACCAAAGTAGTTTGATATTTTTGGGTACCATCATATCCAATTAAATTAATTAATAAGGGTTTAGTAAAAGAGTGAGTTTTATATGATCGAATTTTTAAATTACGATCTAGAAAAGCTAATTGATTTTTTTTTAATTTTCTTAATTTGGTAAGTTTTTCCTTTTTATCTTTTCCTTTTTCAGACCAATATACATCTAAATAACGAAAAGAGGAAAAAGGCATGATGTATTATAGTTTAAAATTAGATTTTTCGAGTTTAACAGGTTTAGCAAATTTAAGATTTCTGGTAGGTTTGGAATTAGGACTTACTTTTAATGTAATCTTTGAATTAGTGTTAGGCAATTGAATAGTAGATATTTTTGGGTTAAATTTTATTTTATTAGGTTGTTCAATTTGTATTTTATTTTGTTGTTCAACTTGAGATTTCTCATTGTATTCTTTTTTTGATTTCAAACTTAAAGATAATGTTGGCTTTTTTCCCTTAATATCCAATTTTTCAATCTTTTCATTGTTTTTGAAACTGAGACCTACAAATTTAAATTGTACAGCTTCTATCCATATTACATTTCCTTTATTTGTTTCTTTTATCAATCCGTAACCTTCAATTGCTGTTTGTCGACTGATACCATAATGTCCCCAAACTACTACATCAACATATTTTCCATTATCATAGCCAATGGTTAGGAATGTTATTTTGCGTCCTTTCCGTTTTTGAAGTTGGCCTGATTCTGTGATTTTATCAGCTGTATATGATCTTCCAGTGGCGATAAGACCACGAAAGTATGCGATACGAAGAATTTCATTAATATTTTTGTTGGAACGATTAGGATTTTTACCAATATTTAGATAAAATTGTTTTCGTGTTAATATTTTTTCACGAAAATACATATTAGGTAAAAAATTCGGTCCTATCCAATATCCAAAATTATAATAATCACTTACTGGATCACGATTTTCTGATTTAACTGAATATAATGGTGTTAAAGTAGTCTTATTTTTCGGTTTTAAAGGTTGACCTATAATAGTATTATGATTTTGTCTATCATTATCTAAAAGTTTCCAGGGAGCTCGACCAAAAGTGATATTTAGACCAGCTGTTTGGGCTTCTCGGAAATGAACCCAACGACGATATGCACTATGACAATGATTTAAGGCAGCTAACCAAAATTTTTGAGGATGATGATACTTCTGGTAAGCTAACGCATATACCAATTGGGCATACGAATAAGCATGAGATTTACAAAAACTGTATTCGGTTAACCTTTCAAGTTGTTCCATTATTAATTTGGTTTCTTCAATAGTTAAATTGGGTTGATATTTTTTAAGTCTTTGTCGGAATTGATTTTTAAGTGGGTATCGATTTTTAGCAAATCCTTTCCGAAATACATCTGCTATTGATTCATCTACTTTTATCATTCTCTGAATATAATGAATTGCATCGTCATCATAAATAATATATTTATTTCGATCTTCCATTAAAGGGCTGTAATTTTTCAAAAAATCACTTTTCTGATGCCCCCGAGCTGCCGCTGGACGAATTAATGCTAATCCTTCAGCTATACCTTCTAAATTACATGGTTGCATCATCATAAATATTTTTCGCATAGCCCTAGATTCTGCATAAACTATCCCTAAATTATTACCTTCTGATAAGAGCTGATATACTTTTGGATCGTCGGGATAATTCTCGATGGGTTGATGACTAGTTTCCCAGAGTTGACCTAATCCACGATTTGATAAAATATCAATCTTTATCAAACCATGATCTTCTACTTCATCTTTATTTAATTTTATTTGCGGGGCTGTCGTTGTATCATCCTTATTATTCCGAAATACTTTATATTCCTTTAACACTAAATCTTCTGGTACGTCTTCATCAAATATTATTATTCCACCACAATGTAATGAATGACCCCTCATAGTTCCCATTAGTTCTTGAGCTCGTTTACGAATAGATGTTTGGATTTTAGGGTCAGGAAATATCTTTTCCAATTCAAAATCTTTAGGCAAAAATTTATGATAATTATGATCCCGAATTGCTTGTTTTAAAGCTGATTTTTCCTTAAAAAATATATGATTGGATATCCGAGCTACCTTATTTTCCCAATTTTTATTTATTTTATCATATATTTGATCCCTTAGATGCCATGGAAAATCTAAATCAATATCAGGATAATCTCGCCTACGTTCATGCATAAAACGAGCTAATGAAATATGATGTTCAATCGGATCAAAATTACTAATCTTCATTAAATAACAAATTAAACTAGAACCCGCACTTCCTCGTGTTACATGAGGAATATCAACACCCGCTAATTCTAAAATCTTATAAACTTGGTAAAATACTTTTAAAAATTTCTTTTTTATCACCAGTTTAATTTCTTTGGCTAAACGGTCAAAGTAAATAGTTTTTAGTGGAATTGGTCTCTGAAAAAAAGTAAAGAGTGTTTCTGCTTCAAGTGATTCTAAGATTTCATATGATTTTTTCCAGTTGTTTTGAAGATAGTTTTTAATTTGATTTTCGTTTGACATTATTACAATAATATTTTCCTAATTTTTCATTTTTTTTTTATTGAAAAAAAAAATCTTTTTTTTTCTATTATAACTACAATGATAGTAGATCACGTTCCTAGAGCTGAACGTTCTGATAGAGCTAAAGCCTATGACACGAGAGTATCTATTTGCCTTATAACACTTTTAGTTGTGTTCTTAGGAGCTATGATAGGCGGACTTTTAATAGGAATAGCTTATGAAAATCTATATCAAGCAAAGTGTTTTGTATTAAAACATAAAATTGACTTAACAATTAAGGCCCAAGAACATTTTGAAATGGATTCTAAATATAAAATTGCGTGGGAAGTTTCTTATTTTCGTTCTCGGAAACCTATTTTCTTAAATAATGATGATTCACCAGGAACTATTATTGATCCTTCTCATAGATTATTTAATAATAAAGAGGAAGCTAAAATTGCTTTAAGTCATTATAAAATTAATGCGACTTATTCATGTTTGATTGATGCCAATGATATTGATTGGAAAGAGGATGATTTATTTGTTTATCAATCCAAAGAATATTTAAATTGGAGTATCCTTGATGAGAATAGTATAATGGTTATTATAGGATATGTTTGTTTTGGAATCATGGGTATCTTCTTAATATTTTGTGTTTTTGATTTAATTATGTTTAATAAGGAAAAGATATATGAAAAAATTGTGAATATGAAGGAAAAGATCCTAAAAAAAAGGGAAATTGTGAAGAGGTTGATATTACAACAGGATAGGATCAAAGTTATAAAATGAATTAAATAACTTTGATTATGAAATTACGTAAAATTAGTTTTAATTATTGTCTCAGCCAACTCAGGATATTCAACTACATCATACATTACAAAACTTAATTTAGCATCTTTCCATTCATTCTTAAATAAATCTACCATTTTTTTATTTAAATTCCTTGCTAATTTTTTGGTGGACCACCATAAATGTGTAGCAACATATAAATTATCTGGGGTTAAAGTAGCATGCAAACCATAAAATGTATTAGGATTTTTGTCCCATCTATTGCTAGTTTTCAAATTATTTATATAGTCATCCATTTTTTGAACAGCTAAATCTGTGTTAGTTGTATTAGGCCATAAAGATGTGACTGTATTGGGTGACCAAAAATGGGGGAAGCGATATTTAGTGAAAGAGTGATAAATAACAATAATATTTTTATTTAAATCCCAGAACTTTTTCAATTTGGATGATGCATTCAAAACATCGGAATTTGCTAATCTATTTCCTATCATTTTAACTAAATCATTTTGAAAGACTTCATGATCCTTTTTTTCAAAACCATAAATGAATCTTATATCACATATTAATATTTCTTTAGGATACTTCTCTGAATATTCTATTAAATCTTTCATTCCTTCCAAAAAACTACCACCTAAAAGACCATGTGTGAATCTATATTGTATTTTAGAATCTTGGATATGTTTTGCGACGCGAAGATCAAAATAACGAACTCCCTCTCTAAATTGGTCAACCAAGTCCAAATTTTGTACTTTAGAATAATTTACTGTTGTGCATGGTGTTGTATATCTAGCTATTTTTGCAAATTTACTCGCTAAATCATCTCTTGCCTGATTCCATGGTGAACATGCATGAATATCCCAGGTTCCAGCATCATGACTACCAGGAACATTTATGTTCCTGAGGGGAGTGTTAGGTAGTAATGATTCCATCCATTTATTTTTATTCATCTTAGTTATATTATAATATTTGATCTTATAATTGTTTAGAAAATATAATTAAAAATCTAAACTTTAGATTTTTGGAAAATATATTATTTTTTTTCATTCATTTTATCTACTTTTTCTTTAAGATATACTTGGTATAATTCGATTAGTTGTTGTAGATTTGAATTGTGGGTGGATAATATTCTTATTGCTAATAAACCTCCATTTTTTGCTCCATTTATCGCCATCGTAGCTACTGGAATACCGCCAGGCATTTGACAAATACTTAACAAAGAATCTATACCTTCTATGGAGTTACTAGATTTTATAGGGATTCCTATTACTGGAAGAGTGGTTAAGCTAGCTACCATTCCAGGTAAATGGGCTGCGCCACCAGCTCCAGCAATAATAACTTTGATTCCCCTAGTTTGAGCCATTTGGGCAAATTTAGTCATTTCAAGTGGTGTTCGATGAGCTGAAACTATTTTTATTTCATAAGGAACTCGAAATTCTTGAAGTATCACCTCAGCCTCTTTCATTACAGATAAATCTGATGAACTACCCATAATTATCGATACTAATGGAGATTGTTTAGGGGATGGGGGAGTAAAAAGAGCATGCTTCATTAGATTGATTATTTTAGGAGTTGCGTCTAGTCCAAAAGGGTTATAGGATTCCTCTAATTCGGGACAACTAGGTAATGGTTGATTAAGAAGACAGGTTAAATGTCCTAATTTTCTTCCTGGAAACGATACTGATTTATTATAGCAATAGATTTGAAAATTGGGCTTAGCAAATAAGGAAGTTTCAAAATTCTCAGAATTTATTACATAATCATCAGTACCTATTAAATTTATCATTAAGGTAGGTGATGAAGGGGGAACTGAATTTGGGAGAGGAAGATTTAATAAACATTTTGTGAGGAGTTCGAATTGATTAACGGGATAAACATCCAGAGTATGGTGTCCGGTATTATGAGGTCGAGGAGAGATTTCATTTATATAAAGGTTATTATTTTCCTGTGAGAGAAAGAATTCGACTGCCATGATACCTATTAATTGAAGTTCGGTAGCAAGGTGAATTGCCATAGATCGTATTTTTTTTTTAATTGTGTTAGATAACATAGGAGCAGGACAAAGGAGATAATCCAGTTGATGTTGGGAGTTAGCAACAGTTTCAACGGGATCATAAAGAAAGATCTCCTGGTTGTTGTTACGACCTATAATAATTGAAAGTTCTTTTTCTATAGGCATATATTCTTCGAGGAAATAGGGGTTTTGAGTAGGAATAAGATCTGATGTAGTTTGAATAATTTTGACACCCCGACCATCATAACCGCCAGTTTCAAGTTTTTGTACGATTTTAGGTGGTGGAATGGTTGAAGAAGATGAGAAATCATTGGGTAAGAATTTGTAGGTGGGAAAATTGTGATCGAGGAGCCATTGTTTTTGGGTTCTTTTGTTTTGGATAATTTTAAGGATTTTGGGATCAGGATAGACTTTTTTATGGTATTCGGTTTGGAGAATTTCGAGGGCTTCGATGGAGATATTTTCGAGTTCATAAGTGATGATATCACATTGTTGCCCGAATTCAACTATTTTTTGGGTATCATGATAGTCACCTTGGGTATGTTGACCAAATTCAATAGGTGATCCGGGTGGTAGTGGATATTTGGTAGGTATGATTGGTCTTTGAGGGGAATAAACGTAGTATTTGACTTGAGAGACTTTTTGGTTTATTAGGAAGCCACCGAGTTGGCCCCCTCCGATAATGCCAATAATGGTAGGTTGGGATGACATATTGTATTATTTATAATGAAAACTTTTTATAAGCTTTTGTACAAAAATTTGAATATTAGAGTAATATAAAAAAATTGGAATTCAAAAATTTATAAACAAAAAACACTTATCTAATCAAAAATTATCTATATAATCAAAAACACTTTCTAATAGAAACTATCAAAAACAACAATGACCGATATAAAAAATTTTGAACAGTACTATAAAAACTTACTGGATAATATTTCTAACATAAAAACTAATATTAAATGTGATGGTTTTAGTAAAAATGGCAATAAATGTAATAATTATTCTTGTTTAGAAGGCTATTGTAAAATGCATCATAAATCAGAAAATCGTATTAAATGGAAAGAAATGATCGAAAATGAAGGGTATCAGTTATGCAGTAATTTTGAACGCGCTTGTTGCACTGGTATTTTAACTGATAGTAAACATAAACAATGTGCTAAATGCCAAGCTGATAACGCTGAGAAAAACAAAAGAAAAGCTCTTAAAAAAGCTCAAAAAATGGCAGAAAATCCTGATAAAGAAGTTGATGGAGTAATGTTACGATATTGTCCATTATGTTTTACTTATAAAAAAATGGAAGATGAATTTAAAATAATAAAGAAAAATCAGTATACAAAAAATTGCAACTCCTGTAATAATCATTGTAATAAAATACATAATCTTAACAAAGAGCGCTTTTGTCCACTATCATATACATTCAAAAACTATATGAAAGAGATCAATCGTAATGATAAAAAAAATTGGAAACTCAATGACTCTGATGATTTACCTTTTGATATTTTAGAAAATAACAGAAGAGCTATTTTCCTTTTTAAAACTAATTGCTTTTTTTGCAATAAAAATCCTAGTACTAATGATTATACTGGTATTGACCGCATAGATCCCAAAAATAACCCGAATTATGAAGTTGGTAATGTTTTACCATGTTGTAAAAGCTGTAACCTATTAAAAGGTTTATGGACCTTCAATGAATTAATGAATATTATTGAACATATCTGTAAATATCATAATCTAATTGAAAATGGGAATCTTCATAAACAATATTTCCGTTTTGCCAATGCGAATTGCACGTATGAAAACCGACTAGGTGAGGCAACAGAAAGGGGAATAAAATTTTTATTAACTCGTGATTTTTTCGATAAAATTATAAAAGAAGTATGTTATTATTGTGGTACCAAACCATGTAATATGGAAGGAGGATTGGATCGAGTTGATAATTGTGGAGATTATACTGAGGATAATGTTGTGTCATGTTGTACTACCTGTAATGATCTTATTAAGGATTTAGGAAATTTTCAAATCCTCAATAAATTAAAACAAATGTATAACACAGCACACAATAAAACTCCGAAGTCGGTATTCTTAAAATATGATCAATTGGCGATGATTCATACTACATTTCTGAGTAACAAAGAAATCCTCAATAATAAATTCGGTACAAATAATAACGATTTGCTTTTCTACAAACAAATTTTTATCGGAGATTTACAAAATATTAATTCCATCAAATTTGTAAAACATGAAGGTAATGTAGACGATTTAGGTAGATTATATCGCTTTATAAATTTTGAATATTACGGAATCATTGCTCCTGCCACAGATTTTTCCAAAAATCATAGTCGAATTTTCGCTACCGATGAAAATACTGGTCGCATCTTAGGTTGTTTATTAGTAAAACATCTAGATAATATGACAGTGATCAAAAGAATTATCATGGTAGGTACATTATATAATAATGATCGCATTGATTTACTTATTAATATTATTGATACATCCGATTTTAAAAGTATTTGTGGAGTAACTGTGGATAATATGATTCACGTAGAGTTACCTTCGTTTTTATCAGTAAATAATTCGGTATTATCTAAAGTAGAAGAAAATATTAGTGTGGATCAACCTCAAGTTGGTCTGATTAAACAATGTCAAGAATTTAATAATATTACTAATCCTTTATTATCAGTAGTAGACGTATATAAAAAATTAGGATTAGATACTAGTGAATTATATGATAATAATATTGTTGTTTATAAATTAAAAACCAATCTAATATCCCTAAAAGCCAATGCAATTTGGAAGAAATTTTTAGAAAGTAACCCTTTCAAGTACACGTTTGCTACAATTGATAATATTATTATTAAAGATATATATAAAGAGAGTAAAGGTATGGTAAATCCAGTTAAAACTAAAATTGCCAATAGAGATCAAAAGCCAAAAACATCAATCGATTTATTGGATGATGATATTTATAAAAATAAGTTACTCAAAAAATTACATAATGAAGGTGAAGAAAACCTAGATAATGCTTTTAAAAAATGTCAGGGACATTTACATAATAAAACTGGTAAATTATGTCCTGGTAATCCGCGATATGGAAATAAATATTGTTATAATCACCGATATTTCTTGATCTATGATTATAATGACCATCCTGATAATGATAATAAGCTTTTATGTAATAAGTTCTTAGCCGGTGGAGGATATAAATCATGTCGAGTTTTTATAGATAAAAATTCATTAAATAGACGTTGTGAAGGTTGTTTAAATTATAAGATCTATCAGGAAGTATCAAATAGCAGTAATGTTGAAAATATTGAGCTTAAAAAACAGTTTAAAAAAGAAAATGACAGGCTCGCCATGCAAAGATATAGAGATAATTTAACCCAAGAACAAAAAGATGATATAAATAGAAAGAGAAGAGAAGGGTATCGGAAGAAAAGTTATAAAAAGACATTTTGGGAAAAATTCGATAAACAAGTTATAATCGACTATCAAACATCAAACGAGAAGCATATGGAATATAAAAAACAAATATTAGATTTCGTTAAGGATGATTCTACATATGGAAAATATGAATTACAAGGATTATTAAAAGTCCCTAGAAGAGCTTGGGATGCTATATTTAAAGGTGCTACCATATAATATTTATATTATATATTATTACTTTGGATTACTCAAATAAAATTTATGTTATTCGAGTAAAATTTTTTATCACTCAAGTAAAATTTTTTGTCGCTCGAGTAATTTTTTTCCTCACTCGAGTAAAATTTTTTGTTACTTGAATAAAATAATATTACCTTGAAATTACGGAAATATATAATATGTAGAGATTTTCATATATTAAAATAGGTGTGTTTTTATACCTATTTTATTTTTTTGTTATTTTTTTAAGTTTAATCGTATTAATATATACATATTTCCAGTATGCACTCTGGCATTGTTGGAGTAATGTGTACAATTAATTGGAGTAAGCTTGCCCTGCCATGCCAGACATAACGCGACATTTTTGTACACTCAATATTTGTATTAAAAATCTTACAAATATGTGTGTGCAAATTACCCCACCTTTCGGTGTATTTCTAGGGGAGTAGAGCACATCTTAAGCATTTTCTCATTCGAAAATACCCACCGACTTCTGCTCGTTGGACTGCATTCATAGAAAACTTTTGATTGTTTTCCTTAGAACTTGGCTGCTGATTGCCCATTGTTATCATCTTATACATTGTTACCATACCTCAGTTGTTCCTGAGCCAATAGAAAGTTTCCTCTCTACTTTGGTAGCATAAGCTTTAGGGGTTTCCAGCAATTTGACGGTGTCGCCAAGATTATATTTATCTTGACTAGTAATCATTATTTACGCAGCCATGACCGAAGTCATAACTGTATGATTACTTTCTGTCCCTCGCGTTTTGTTAAGGACGTTATAGTTTACAGCATAGACGCGAGCCTTAGCATCCATAGCACCACCCTCTAGAGCACAACCAACAAATGGTTCGATGTCCTCGACGAAGGCACCTGGAAGGCCTTCAGTATCGAAGCAACACTCAGTGATGAGCTTGTTAGCATAAGCGACTTCCACACAAAGAGTGGCAGTATCAATACGCGAAAAGTTAGCACTGCCAGATGGCTGGTGCTCCTCCGGCTTCAAGGCAAACGAGTAAACGTTAATACCTGGAGAGCGTGGAATGTTCGTGTGATGCTGGTACGGTTGAACCAAATTGAAGTAGTCACCAACACGAGTTGCAAAACGGTCATGACCATTCAACTGAAGCTTAACACTTGCAACTGGATTTCCACTGAAGAGCGGACGAGTATGGTCATAGTTGACTGAACCAATCACATCAGTGTAATTCGAGTGTTGGTTGTTAGCAATGATACCTTCTAGATCAGCAATATCACTAGTGCCAATCAGATGGTCGTGTTGCACAACCCAAATAAGTTCCTTAACCGGATGGTTAAAGTTCAAACGGAATTTCTCCGTAGTCGAACGAAGACCTTCCTCACCTGTGAACTGAAGTTGTTCAAACAAATATTCGTGAGAAACTTGCGCAAAACGACGACGTTCATCAGTATCTAAATAAATATAATCTACCCACAAACTACCTGCTTCCAGACTCAAGTTGTGAAGACAAGCATCTGCAGTAATCGTCAATTCTGCTGTAGTACGAAGTTGCATTTTAATACGGACTTCGTGATACTGAAGAGCAATGAGTGGTAACGACAGACCAACATTGCGGTTGAACCAGAACTGAAGAGGAATAAAAAGAACACGCTTGCACTTGTCTTGAGTAGACCATTGTTGAAGCGAACCTGGGAGTTGTGTATCAGTACCAACACCGGTAACCGCACCTTGGCCGATCATGCGTTTGTAACCAGCTTGTTGGCCAGCCGGAACAGTTAGTTCCGACCAGATTTGAAGCCAGTCGCCGAATTGACGGTCAATACGTTGACCTCCAATCTCTACTTCAACCTCCTTGATCAAATGATGACCTACATCATCAACCCAACGGAACGAGGCACAGTTGCTCTCGACCTTAGGAAGGCATACCTGAAGGTACACACGGTTGATCAAATCGCCATTACGGGCGATAAGCGCATCAAGACGCTTTCCGAAGTTAACTTCTCCATTAACGTTGGATTTTTGTATATCTTTGTTGCTTAACAAATAATTTTAAAAAACCCATACCCCATCTTTCGATGTATTTTATAGGGACTAGAGCACATCTTAAGCAGAATTTCTAAAAATTCTGCCCATTACCATCTGCTCGTTGAACTGCCTTCCTGGGAAAACTAGGTTTCCTTTAGAAGTTGGCTGCTGATTGCCCATTTCAGAATCTATTATTAGATTCCTCATTCTATACATTGTCACTATACCTCAGATGAACTGAGCCATTAATAAGTTTCCTTACTAACTTAGTAATATAGACTTTAGGGGGTTCCAGCAATTTGATAATGTCGCCTTGGGTAAAATAATCTTACCCTCGACTAGCAATCAGTCTTTATGATATATAATTATATCCTGATTACTTTTAGACTCCTAATGGATTGTTGAAGTCTGTTCAATCGCCTCCATGGCGAAGTTGGTGTGTCGTCGGTATACGACCTTAAAAAATGTGATCTGGGGGTTGCCAGTCAGGTAAATGTCCTGGGCCCCATATGCTACCTAGTGCTACCCTGTCTTTCGACATATTTTGTAAATATTCTGGAAAATTTTAGGACTCCTCAAATTTCCCTTAACATTTAGGGTATAGACTATACCTTAAGCAGGAACTAAAGTTCCCACCCATCACCGTCTAGTCGTTGTACTGCCTTCATGGGAAACATAGTTTCCTTTAGAAGTTGGCTGCTGATTGCCCACGTTGGAATTATTAATTCCTTATCTTATACATTTTTACCATACCTCAGTTTTCTCTGAGCCATCAACAAGTTTCCTCATTAACTTGGTAGTATAAGCTTTAGGGTTTCCCAGCATTTTGATGATGTCGCCTCGAATAGAAAAACTATCCCAGACTAGTAATTATGGACTATTACTGAAGGTCCACGGCCAGGTTTATATATGATTATCCTTCTTTCTCATATCCTGTTTACTTTGTAACTCTGTAAATCAAAGTTGCATTAATCCTCCGCTCATGTTTGCTTGTTTTAGTTTGTTATATCCTAAAGCCAGAAATTTATGTCTTCTCATCATTATCTAGTTTTTATAGTTGATTATCATACTCATAGTAAAATAAATTGGTATAGAATCATATATCTACCGATAAAAAAACCTCTCCGAGAAAAATAATTCTCAAAATTTAAATTACCTAAATTTTTTTTTATCTTAAATAAATATTAAAAAATAAACATGTCAACTAAAATAAACTTAAAAATCATACTCAATTCTACCATTTGTAAACATGAATTTGCCAACCTTCCACAATATATCTAAATAACTCACCCCCCTTCCCAAAATATCAAACCACTTCAAAACTAATTATCCTGTCCAGAAATTAAATGCATCATATATTCTATATTTACCATTATCATTTATAAAATCCATAGCGATCAAACTGCTTCTTATAGGCATTTCTTTACTTTTTAAAAATTCCTCTGGAAATAATTTCTCTAGTTCTATTTTCCTATTACAAAAATTTCTTTCTGGACCGTAACATTTACTCATAATATCCAATACATCTCGTTTACCTTCATCAGGAAAATATAATTTATAAAGTTTGGCTGATACCAAATTAAATCCCCATAAGTGCACCTTAGTTTCCCCCCTTGGCATTCTATTTATTATTGCCATAAGAATACCCTGAGAGATGTCGTGCAAATCCTGGATAATATAACGATTCATTTATTTACTAATTCTAATAATTAGTAAATAAATATTTTTATCTTTATTCCTACATATTATATTATGCGTCTCTGCCAATTTCAACATTTTTTTGGTATTCCCCGTCAACAAATACACTCTATCCGTGTTTTTGACTTTGCTTTCGTTGATATCCTCCTTACCTTCTTAGGAGCTTATCTTCTTACCTTCATTCTCCCATATAATTATCTGACTACCCTGATAGGTTTCTTCCTCTTAGGTATTTTCCTCCATTGGCTCTTTTGTGTCCCCACAAAGTTGAATACCTTATTAGGATTAATATAATTTTATTAAGCGCTCTCCTTTAATTTAAAGACATATTTACCATACTCGACTCCATCCTCCTTAAACCAACTTTCATTATTTAACTCAACTTTATTAAATTTAGGCATCATCAAATAATCTTGTATTTTAATTAATTTTCTAGAATTACTTGATTCACCATTTGTTTCTTCTTTCATCATTTTTTGACCTGTTCGCATTCCATTAATCCGCTTACATATAGTACTAAAGTTATCATTTTTGTTCAGAAAATATTCTCCAAAAAAAAACTTAAATTTATCTATCGCATAATCCAAATGATAAATTACAAATATATTCATTGTTACCTCCTTATAAGGACTAAAAGTCCTATGACATCTACCTAATGCCTGATAAATATTGGATAAACTTAATGATGATTTTATTGACCTTGAGAAGAAATCAACACTACGACGGACAATATAATTAACTTCTTGAGGATACAGATTGTGACCTTTAATTAAACGTCCTTTCTTTCCACTAAATAAAAAATTATAATCCTTCCCAAATTCCTCCATTTTTTTACACTTTTCTTCATTCGTACCTTCTACATCTAAATTCTCATAGTCATCAAAAATTATCTGTCTTATTCTATTATAACATAAATAAGGATATTTGTCACTGTTACTTCCATTATCATATATCCCAAATCTAGTTTCTGATTCAGATTTTGATATTATTTCCTTTATCTTAAGATATACATCATTTACTTGTTCTTTTTTATCCCGACTTCTATCTTCCTTAAAACTATATAAGTTAACCGTTAATTTAGGTTTATCAGGTAATTCTTCATCTACACCATAATTAACCAAATTTCCCACTCTACGATTACTAGCATTCAAACTAAATAGTCGATAGTTATGTTTTTTTTTCCGTAAATTTACTTGTAATGCCCTTACCAATTTAGGAATGTGATTCATATCATCACAAATAATCACATCCCATTTTACTTGACATAATTTCCATAAAACCCATTGAGTAGATGACATTGCTTCAGGTTTAATTTTATTCAATGACCCAAAATGATAACTTTCAGTATGAAAAGTACGATATTTTTGTAATACACTTACACTGAGTCCGTTTTTTGTTATCACTATTTTCTTATCATGCAAACATATATCATTCTTCTTTTTCACATCCTCCGTCCCTACCATAAATTCATATAATTCTGGTAAACCACTACACCATCGCTTAAAAGCTTTTTCCCAAACCGGAAACAACATTCTCGGAGCACATATCAGAATCTTCTTCGCTTTTTTCTCATCCAAAAATCTACGTATCGCATTTAACGCTATCACCGTCTTCCCAGTCCCTACACCACATGAAATCACACATTTCGTATCAAACTCTACAACCGAACGATTATATTCATAAATATCACTATCAACCATTTTACGTATCGTTTCTTTTTGCCGAGTAGTTAAGGAAATTAAAGTAGCATCCGAAAAAACTTTTAAACATCTTTTGGAACACATCCGAATTGTTATTAATTCATTATAAGAAAGCTTATATCCAATTTCTAAAAGAATCTCATCCGGAAAAAAATCCCAAATTGATTCCTCTTCTTCTTCTGAATTATCATCTTGTCTCTCTTTTTTAACTTTTGACTTAGATTTAAGATTAAGAGTAATCTTGGGTTTAGACTTACGGGTTATTTTACTTTGGATATCTTTAGGTTTGACTCTTATGTTTGATTTTTGAGACATTTTGATTATTATTATTATTTAATCAAAAAAATTTTAAATAAAAATATATTTTGCGCCGGTGTACATTCTTTTTTGAAATATTAACCCAAATTAAAAATCAAAACTACTAATATCAAACTTACTTTCAACAAAATAAACAAGAATTCTAAATCTACATATATAATTCGGTTTAATTCTATTATTATATTATCTAATAAAATTGATAAATTATTATTATATATAACCCTTTTATTTTCTATCGTGTCACATAATCTAGAAGCCAAATATCCCTCTGATTTACCTTCGGTAATCTTTGCTTGTCTTTATTCTTCATTATAAAAGTTTTTTTGCTGACATTTACTTTCTTATCTTTCCAAAATGACTTAATGTCTAATTCTAAGATTCGAGATAAATCAGAAATCAGACCATTTATATCTCTAGGTGTATATACTTTATCCACTACGGTTAATACTTCTTTAATCGATTCCTCACTTATATCAAGTTGGTCATTGTATTCTCGCCAATTATTAACATGGTTATATAACAGATATTTGCATTGGTAGTTATGGTTAGTACCTATTTTAAAAGATTTATTAAAATTGAGTTTCCCATTACAATGATTACGCAAATAATTGACTCGGGAAGTAATAAAGCCCAATACTTCTCGGACACTCGTAAAAATATAAAATTTATTATTGGGATCTGCTAAAGTAACCCGTTCTTTAGCTTCCTTTAAATTAGAATAGACCTTTTTAAGACCTGGATAACCATGATGATGGTGGACAAAGATAGTGGCATTTGCAGGATAATCTCCTGGCAGAGATTCTAAAAACTTATTGTATTCGACTGTTTCTTGGGGATCAATTACTGTAGTTCGGTTATAAAAATTATGATAAGTACCATTGGTCTTTTTTGCAAGTTTTCTCATCAACTTTGTTACATAAGATCCAGCACATTTAGGAACATGATAAAAGTAAATAACTATCATCTCTTCCAGAAATTTATAGAATAATATAATTAAATATAATTAAATATAAAAGATTAATTTTACGATTATCCCTCTTTATTTTATGAATACATTAAGATTAAACCTTGGTATGGTGATTGATCAATTTTGTGTCCCAGTTTTTTCTTTATAATCAGGAAATAATATTTATATATTACTAGTAATAATATATAAATTTTTTCCTTAATTTTAGCCTTATTTTTCCTTTTTATTTCCCTTTTTGTTCTTTCCGAAGCTCCCATTGGTCCATTGAGAGTTCTCCCAGACCGTCCGAAGAGCCATAAGTTTCGAAGGTGAAAAGACGATCTTTCAGAAAGTACATTACAAATAGGGTAACTAGTACCCAAAACCAAGTTTGGTTGGTAAGATTATTGAGAGTATCAAGTAAAGCGTCAATCATAATTTGAGATATGTATATAGTTATGGATGATTTTTTTCTCTATGGTAAAAAATTACAAAGATTTAAAATTAAATTACATCATTTTGATTTCTCTATAATATTGAACAAATTTCTGAAGATATTCGTCCAAACACTCTTCTGAAGTTACCCGATGATCGTTTTTTCTAAATTCATACCGGTTTTTTGCTAAATTACCTTCAGATTCAGATATTTTCTTCACCGTCCAACCATCATTAATAGCATTATAAATAAAAACCATACTTTGAAAATCTACTAAACTTTCCAAACTGACTGGTCCCATCTGAGGTTTACTAGAAGTTGAGTTCATAATATATAACTATAAATAAGTATATAAAGTAATAAAGGTTCGCGCAAAATAAAAAATAAAAATTATTTTAAATTGAATAAGCTAAAAAAAAATGAATATAATAAAATATTACTTTTTTTATTGATTGTAAAAATGGCTACTACTAAAAAAAAAACTAAAATCACTGAACCACTCAAACTTTTTTACAATTCACCTCATATTATTGAAGCTGGTGTTGATGAATGTGGTCGTGGATCCCTCATTTCTCGTGTTTATGCTGGAGCTGTAATTTGGGATCCCTCAATTGAATCACCTTTAATCAAAGATTCTAAGAAAATCAAGAAAGAAACTGATTTTAATATGGCATATGACTTCATTCGGGAAAATGCTATTGATTTCGCTGTTGCTTACGTAGAGGCCGACGAAATTGATCAAATTAATATACTCCAAGCTAGTATGAAAGCCATGCACTTAGCTTTAGATAAATTGGGTTTACGACCACAACATGTTATTACTGATGGGAATCATTTTAATCATTATATGGATCGTTTTAATGATGATGAAGTTGTCCCACATACTACCATTATTAGTGGTGATGCTTTATATTATTCTGTGGCCGCCGCCAGTATTTTAGCAAAAGTTGAAAGAGATCGTTATATGGTACAATTATGTGAAGAAAATCCTGATCTCAACGTCTACGGAATCGCCAAAAATAAAGGATACGCCTCCGCAGGTCATCGAGAAGCTATTAAACAATGGGGAATTAGTCAATATCATAGGAAAACATTTGGTATATGTAAACAATATTCCATATAATAAAAATTAAAGATTAAATAAATGATTCACTCTTTGATTAGAATAACCATATTTTTTTATTAATAAAATATAGTTAATGAAATAAATTAACTATATTTTATATTTTATATTTCCAAAGTAAATTAATAGACGAATAAGTCTATTCAGATTTATTTTAAATTTTTTTCCTACGTTTAATTGTCATCATTATCATCATCATTCTTCTTCCCTCCTTGATAATTTACACATTCCTTTGCATTACATTTTTTTGGCCCAGGACAAACCAGGGTATAGATTTGTAAAGGATCATTTAAATATTCTACAGGATCATCAGTTGCATGTGGATTTTTTATCCAGTTACGACCCATCAAATTTGCCATTTCTTTAGAAGTGCGTTTAGGCAATGCATGGCGATCAAGTTCATCAATTTTTTCATAATCAAGTTTATCTCGATTACTATCGTATTCAATATAGCGATCCTTGAAATTCATGGCCTCAAATTCTTCTTTTGACAACTTCTTCAATTCTTCTGGAGTAATAAAAGGCATAATTTCTTGTGCAAAAAACTTTTCGATTGCATGCTTCATAAAATCATTATGAAAGAAATCTACACAATAAATCAATGAAGTAAATACTGTTTGATATGGCTCATCAATATACTCCTTATACTCAAAAACTACCTTCTCCTCATTTTTTTCTAGAATAATCGAACCTTCTTCATTGAATTTAGCACGCTCCTCATCATCCTTAACTACCCGTTTTTCACTCTTGATAATTTTAGGTTTCCCATCCTTATCAAGATCCTTAAAACTACGAGTTTCACTTTTTATCATCGAACCCATATCTAAATAGTCTGCCTTCTCCCATTCAGTGATTTGATAACCATTATTAAAACGTTTGTTCATTTCAAAAAACAATTCCTTCTCCCAATCAGATAATTCTGCTTCTTTATCAAGTGTTAAAGTTTCTTCTTCATCTTCTTCATCTTCTCCTTTTTCTTTCTTAAGATAACGTTTGTTTACCACTTCCGGATTTTCTTCCATCCAAGTACAGTATTTTATGAAAAATTCCATAAAATCACTACCAATTCTTTGTTGAATTGGTACAATATCTGATATTTCACCCATGTCATCGATCAGATTTACCAACCACTGACTATACTTGATAAAACTTCGTGGAAATTCGATAATCTTATCGCCATCACCTGTCAATTGGAATTTCAAAACACCACCTTTAGTGGTAGAATCAAGAGGCATATTTGTTGTAGTAGAAGCCATATTTTAGTATAAAATATTGGAGGAATGTTAATCAATTTTTTGTTCTAATTCTTAAAGTTAAGATAATTTAAAAAAAATCAATTTTTTTTTTTTTTAGAAATACCACCTTTTTTCATATTCTTTACATTCTTAAAGTAATTCTCTTATTTCTTCCATTACTTTCACATCTACCCTATTATAATTACATATTCTCGCCATTTCTTCCTCATCACTTAACTTTGTACCCTCTAAATTGGCTTTCCTATTAGCCAACCAAGCTAATACCATTGCTTGATTACCATCCAAACCTTGAGTCCATTCAGTCTTGATTTTTCCCAAATGTGCTAATTGACCAGCTACATCTTTAAGACCGTAACTATAACAGCCAGGAATTGTGGCATTTTCATAAACAAAATGATTGTAAAGGTCTACCCAATAACAATTATCTGGTAAATCATATCCCGCGTTTTTTAACAAAGTTGGTTCAGCATTACTCCAATGAAATACTGGTATTCGGGGACCTAGTTTCGATAATTTTGCTAACATAGTCTCAATTAGCTCCTTTTCTTCCTCTTTTGTTAATTGATCAACTATATATTGGATGAATTCTATCTCTGGTTGATTATGTGTTAATCTATCAGAAGTGTGTTTATTAAGAGGGATATTATTAGGGTGTGTAATTTTCAGTGGTAAATATTTGATTAAAAGACCAGCTAAAAAGATTTGACCCGGTCTTTTATCCAAACTTGATACGCTTTCAAAATCTATATAAACTTCAACTGGAGCTTTAATTCTCAATCGGGGTAAATAAATTCTACCTTTTTCAATAAAATTGGAAATTCTTGAGCCGTTTTTCAAATTATTCAATTCAGAGGCTTTCAGTCTAGTCAATTCAGAAATTTTAGTTATTCCATTTTCATGTAATTCTTCACGAGTTTCTAAATTTAAATAACTTATTTGAGTTAATTCTTCCTTCTCCTCTGCCAAATAAGACTTAGCCGATTTCCATTGAGAATCATGAGTATTTTTCATATTAGGATATAATTCCTTCAAATCTGTTTTATCTACCTTATTTAACCAATCTATACCGCCTTGAATTAAATTATCGTTATTATGTTTAGGTATCAATGCAAAATTTTTTTGTCTATCATAAATTAAAGTTGGACTTATGGCTCCAAACCGATTCATTTCTACTTTGTGTCGACTAGACAAAGTCTCACCATCAATAAGAAACTTAAGAGTGGTTAATTTAATTTTTATAGGTAAATAATTAATTTTAGAGTATTTATTCTGGAAACGACTTAAAATTTTGGAAGTGCGACATTGATCCGGAAAAAGTATACGAAATACATCTTTTCGGATTAACATATCATAAGTTTCCCATAACGTATATTCCCCTTTTTTTATTCCCAATTGACCCATAAAAATAATATCTATCCCTCGATTCATAGCTTCTTGAGTATCATCCAAGAGTTGACAATCATATTGAAGTTTCAAAAGTAATTCTTGATAATTTGGAATATCCAAGATATTATTTAGACTTGCATTTAGAACTCTATATGTCATATCATTTTCTTGAGCTAATTTTCTTATTTTTTCAATCGTCCTTAGTTTAAATTTAATATTCAGTTGATTATAATAATCCAGAAAAGGTGTCGCATCCTTCAGATATTCATCTTCATGTAAATCCAACCAATCTAATATTGGGTCATCCCGAAAATAATTAGTTAAACGATTAATAGAAAATAAATTAGGTAGTTTTGAAGCTCTTTCTGATGGTGGGGGTATATAATTTTCATTAGAAAGTACCACAGGAGTATCTCTTACCTTTTTTGTATTCTTACGTTGAGGTCGACTTCTCAAAGAACTACGTAAGCTTTTGCTACTTGGTAACAAAGAATCATGTGTAGGTTGTTGTCGAGCTCTTGTATGACTTCTAGTCACAATTTTTCGCTTTCGAATATTACCTTTTGGTTTTGAATTATTATTATATTTTATTGAGTGAAAATGTGTAATTTGCGGTAGGACTTTATAAAACCAATTCGAATCCTTTTTTATTATCGTCGTCCAAGTCTTATGGAGAATCCAATATACTTCTTGATCAGGTCTGAGTTGGCCATAAAATTTACTTGTTCCCAATTTTGGCTTTTCAGTTGTTAGTTCGAATTTATATTCTGCATAAAGACACTCTTCTATCTCTGGCCATACTTGCATATTTATTTGCATCTGGACCCAATATTCCAATGGTACTCGATAAGTAATTTGCCGACGCATTGGACATTTAACTTCGATTAGACGTGGTTTACCATCAATAAATTGAATGCCATCTGGACTTGCTCCAAGAAATGAGTAGTCATCATGAATTTTTAAACCTAATTCACCTATCTCAGATTTCGTATTTTCTTCTAGATTCTTTAGAGCAATCGGTTCTAATATTGTACCCCAAGTAGTAGGTAAAACTTCATAATATTTTATATTTTCGGGTGTAATTACTTCTAGATCAGATCCTCTTGAAGTTTTTTCTTCTAGAGTTTCCGGTACTTCATTCAGTAAATCATTATAAGAATGATACGAATTTAAATGAAGAAGAGAGGCTGTTTTAGATGCTGTGATTAATTGTTGTCGAATAGAATACCATTCAGCAGTCTTTTGCTTAGTTTGAGGTAAATTCTGATAGTCAGCAATTGTATTAAGCGACATAAGATATTTAATAATATGATTTATTTGGGTTATATTTTTATATTTATTTAGATAAGAGTAGTGAATGGTTCTTCAAATTTAGGAACCACTATATTTAAGTGCTGGGAAAAACTAATTTCTACCTGTAAATAAAAAATATTTATATTGTGATTGCTATATTCACAAAATTACATATCTATATATATTTTATTTTTTGAATATATACAAATAATATTATGCCTAAAACTGTTACTGTTAGTAAACGCGATCTTGAAATCGATTTTAATACTGGTCTAGAGGTAACTTTGAATGACCCTTTGTTTGACCTGGTTTATCAACGAATTTATAATGCTACTCAAGGATTAGATATTACCCCTGTAAATATTACAGTTTTAGTAACATTATGTATGCAAGCAGTAGCTAAAATACCTCAATTGACGGGCCAACAAAAAAAGACTTTTGTTATAAATTTAGTTAAAAAGATTATTGGTGATCTAGATGGTATTAGCAAATCCGACCAACGTGCATTTCAAACATTGATTGATTTTACATTACCAGGAATGATTGATGCATTGGTGGACGCATCAAAAGGAAAGTTTGATTTTAAGAAAGTAATCAAACACGGTCACAAATTATTTAGTTGTTGTCGGTCAGGCGAATCTGATTAAGTAAAAATACTAGGTTGTAAAATAACTTATTTTGTTACCATTCAGATCCTATAAAAAAATAGGTTAAGATATAAATATAATTAACTTCAAATATATTATATTCATAATTATTTCACTTGATCATGAAAATTCAGAATTCTAATAATTCTCACCTAAATGAAGTTGAATTCAATGAAATTAATTTTATTGGTGGTACTAGTAGATATTATGTTGATAAGAATTTAAATTTCTTTGTTAAGAAGCCCATTTTATTTCTTGATCATGATATCCTTAAGAGAGAAGTTTATATTTATAAACTTCTTAATTCACTTAATATACTATGGTGTCCTAAATTAATTTATTATAATAATGAATTAATTGTAACAGAATACAAAGGAGAAGTCATCAATGAAATTAATATACCATCTGATTATAAAAATCAAATTTCTATTATTTTGAAGGATCTGAAATCACTTGATATTAAACATAATGATATATTAAAAGGTAATCTAGTAAATAAGGAAATATATTCTGAAATTTTGGTAAATAATGGTAAATTATATTTAATTGACTATGGTTGGGCAACAATTAAGGATGACTTTTCTTTAGGTCAAAACTATATTTCAAATAAATTAAAACCTGCTGGAATAGTAAATGATCAAAATATTATATCATATTTAGATGACTTATATAAAAAAAAATGTAATAATACTCCTGTTAGAAATAGACGTAATGATAAAGGATCACAAATAGAAGTACCTATATTTGAGATGTTAAATGAAAAAACTATAAAAATAGGTGGTTATCAAAATTTTGAAATATCAAAAGATAATTTAATATTACATTCCAAAAAAAATAAATACAATATTATTAATGATATTATCAAAAATCTTCATTATAAACAAAATTGTTTTACATTAGCTGATATAGGTTGTTCTGCTGGTGTTTTATGTTATCTTGCTAATAATATTGGTTACGAACAAATTTATGGTTTGGATCATGATAAAGAATATATAAATTTGATGTCAAAAATTAACCAAACATTACAAATCGATAAGGTTACACCACAATTCTTTTCTTTTGGTGATTATATACCTCAATCTGATGTTGTTATTATGTGTGCTTTAATTCATTGGGTTTATTCATGTACATCATTATATGGTAATTTCGCTTCTATCTTTAAATATTTAAGAACCAGTGTAAAAAAATATCTCTTAATTGAATGGGTTGATCCGAGTGATGGTGCTATTCAATACTTTAATCATATTGATTATAATAAAGATAAACAATCAGAACGATATAATAAAGAGAATTTCGAAAAACAAATTGTTAATTTTATAGGTCCTATCCTAGATATTAAATATCTTGAAGGAGCCAGATTTTTATATTTAATTAAAAAACTATAATATTTATATCTAACTTATTTTACTTAATTCTTCCAATAATTCTTCATTAGTAGCATTTAATTCATTAATACCTAAAACCCAATTGGTCGAATGAGTGGATTGAGTTCCAGCTGTCTGAATATAATTTATAAGTTCTTCATCTGCTTCTGATGTATACCAATCTAAATGTCTAATCTGATATTCCCCACCCACTCTAATCGCTCTAAAATTACAAAAAATTGGATGAAGCATTGGTAAATAACTTATAGGAAATACCGATAATGTTCCATCGATGGCACTAGGTTTATAAATAGTATATTTGTTTCCTTTAACCATTATCTTTTTTTCTTTATTTTTACACCAATAATTCTTAACTTGCTCTCCTATCACATTTTCTTTCATTGGATAATCATCAGGTATATCATCTATACGCAAAGCAGGTCCTACTTGCCATAAATTGTTATATTCTTTACAAATGTTAACAAAATGTCGGAAATAATTTTCAACTGGTGGTATTTCACAATCTGGATCACATTTCGCAAAATATTTAAATTTATATATTTTATGATATTTTTTTATATTATTTACTAAATGTCGATAACCTACTCGTGCTAAATTCACTTCTGCCACATTCTTCTTTCCATAATATTTATCCTTCATTCTTTCTATTTTAATCCAAGCATCATTTTTTATTTCTTCATAATAATTCAATAATGGTTCATAAGTGCTATTATGATCGACTATTATTAATAATTTAATATCATTTTGATGAATACGTAAACTTGCAATTTGTTTTTTCAAAACTCCTAACCTATTATGATTTATTATAAAATAATATAAATTTGCTTCGGGTAAATCTACCATCTATTTGTATATTAATATATAATTATTTAGTTTATAATTTTATATTACACTACATTAATTTTTCACACACATGAAAATTAATTGGCTTAATAATAAAGATATCGACCATAATATGGTTCAACAACTATTAAAAGATAGTGAATCACTTAATCATTTCACTAATTATGGACCACTAGTAAAAAAATTGGAAGAAAAGTCACGACTTTGGTTTGATATTTCTGATGAAAAAGCTGTCATCGCTGTTAATAATGCTTCTGCTGGCTTACATGCCTTGGCTTCCGGAATTAATAAATATACCCGTAAGATCTTATGTTATGCCACTCAAAGTTATACCTTCCCTCCATCAGCTCAAGGGAGTTTAAAAAATAGTATCATAGTAGATATTGATGATGAAATGGGTCTGGATTTAGATTTTGTTCCTTTACATTTAGTAGATGGTATTATAGTTACCAATATCTTTGGAAATTTAACGAATTTAAAAAAATATGTAGATTGGGCTCAAGAAAATAATAAATTTTTGCTTTTTGATAATGCTGCATCCGCACTCTCTATTTATAAAAATAAAAATGCCTCTAATTACGGTCATGGCGCAGTAATTAGTTTTCATCATACTAAACCAGTAGGTTTTGGGGAAGGGGGTTTGGTAATTGTAGATAGGAAATATGAGGAATGTGTTCGCCAATGTATAAATTTTGGAATTGATAACAGTTTGCCATTTCACGAATCATATTGGCATAGAGAAGGATCAAATTATAAAATGTCTGATTTATCAGCTGTTTATATCTTACAATTTTTAGAAAGAAAATTATTACATATCAAACATAAACATTTTATCTTATATCGCCATTTGAAAAATGCTATCGCTCATATAAATGGTGTTAATTTAATGAATAATTCCTCTGATGGTATTCCTTTCGTAACTTGTTTCTGCTTGATCTTTGATAATCCTGATAAATCTACAGAACAAGTCTTTTTAGATCAGGGTATATTTTGCCGGAAATATTATAAACCATTGGTAATTTTACCAAAAACTAAATGGGTATATGACCATGTTTTATGTTTGCCATGTCATTCTGATATGACAATTGAAGATATTGATTCAATAGTCAAAGTTTTACATAGTATCTTAAATTAATTTATTTATAGTATTTTCTTTATTATTTTACATGGATTTCCATAAGCTAAACTATTATCTGAAATGTCTCTTATTACATTCGATTGTGATCCTATTATTGACTTACTTCCCACCTTTATTTTTGGTATTATTGTACTTCCCGCCCCTATAAATGAGCCATTTTTTATACTAACATGTCCGCATAATGTAGTATTTGGCGCTAAATGATTAAAATCACCTATAGTACAGTCATGATTAATACTTGAATTCGTATTAATAATATTAAAATTTCCTAATTTCACCTCCGGTTCAATAACTACTCCAGCACATATTAAATTATTATAACCCACTTTTGTAAATAACATGGAATCAGGTATGATACTTTCATGATGAATTAAATTAATATTAAATCGATACTGAAAAAAAGGATGATGGGACACCTCTGTAAAAATTTTTTTCCGTAATGAGTTATCTCCTATAGAAATAAAATATAATGCATCGATTTCATCTTTAATCATTTTTTCAAGATTCCCTAAATATTTAACTTTAGGTGGCAATAAATTAGAAAGGTCTCGGTCATCATAAACTCCTAGTATTTGGATTTTTGGAGTTTTCAGAGAAATATTATAAGCTACTTTGAAATGTCCTCCACCACCTATAAATATTAATTTGGACATTCAGTTCGTTTTACTTTTACTTTTATATATAAATATAATTATATATTCATATAATTATAAATAATGCGAGTACTTTTTTGTGATAATGTTTTCCCCAATAAATACGCAAAATGGAGAATTGAGGAAATTAAATCATTCATCGAGAAATATGATACTGATATCTTAATCATACAAAAAATTACTAATTTTCATAGTATTGATTATAATTTTGATTGGAATGAACTCTATAAAACACATCATTTGAATAAGTACGATATCCTAATTTTTGACTCTAAATGGAAAAAACTTCAAAAATATAATGACCCCTCTTTTGATGGTAATCAATTTATTGGTAGCATTCCTGCTACTTATATGTTAAGACTTAAAAAGTATCGTTCTGAAGGTAAAACATTTGATTTTAATAAACAATATCATCTTGTATATGATCTCTTCGATAATAACGAGTTTCGCAAGTTTTACCCTACTTTTCCGACTCACAAACAAGCTATCCATTTTTATCCAGGTGGAAACCAGATTAATGAAGAAGGATTAAAAAAAGTCCTAAATACTATTAGTGATGATACAAAAATAATAGTAACACAAGGAAATATGTTTGAAATTATAGGACAATACTTTCCCAATAAAAAATTTAAAAATGTTTTTGGTGCTACTTATTTACAAGAAAATACACCTAAAAATAGAAAAACATTAAATACCCAGGCTTTTCATATCGCATTTTCTTCAATCGGTAATTCCATTACTAAAGGTCTTTTAACTTATGATAATATTGCCAAAAAATACAAAGAATTGTATCCAGAAGATGATATTGTCTTCAATGCTATCGGTAGATCTAACATTGATTCTAATGTCCTTAATTTTATCCCTATCATGAGTCAAAAAAATTTAGATGAGTTCTACCTACAGTCTGTTGACGTTTACCTCAATTTACATTCCAGTAACTTTGAAGGTTTTCCATTGGGGGGCGAAGCTATATTGCAAGGGTGTGTATTAATAACTACAGATATTTATAATAATAATAATTTAAATAAATTTGACTTTAGAGATTCTGATGGTATATTTATACAAAATACACATGATGACATTATTCCCTTGATTAATATCCTAAAAAATTTATATGATAATAGAAAATTATGTCTTGATTTAGGTAGAAAAGCTCAGGACAAAGCATATAATTTATTCAGTTATTCCAATCAACAAAAAAAAATCTTTAATTTTCTAGAAGATATAAATATATATGAAAATGAAAAAGATAATAACTGCAATAAAAATTATATTTCAAATATACGTGATATAAATCATAATAAAAATCTTAATATTAATATAAATACTAATACTATGTCCACTCAAATTTTAACTCATCTCTCTTATCCTAAATCTTATGAATTAACTCAAAATATTGCTAAAAATATCCCAACTATCCATTATCACTCTCATATTCTTTATGTATTACGAGAACTACTCGGCCCAGAGAAAAAAATATATATGGAAATAGGATCATATCATGGAACCACTTCTAGTTTAATATTATCTTCCGATAAACCCACTGATATTATAGCATTAGATACATTTGATTTAACCACCCATAATGAGAAGGAGTTTTTAGATAACACCTTTCATTATTATCAACCAATTCATACAATGACTCAAATTAAGGGGGATCCGCAGAAAAGAGAAATAACTACCAAAATTCAAAAAATCTTAAAGGGACGATCCATTGATCTTCTTTTTATTGATAAAAATCACCAATATAGACCTTTTATTAATCATTTTCTTAATTTTCATCATCTATTATCCAAGGGAGGATACATTGTTTTTGATGATTATCAAGATCATCTCTATTCTGCAGAGGTTAAACCAGCTGTTGATTGGATTGTCAAAATCTTTAGACCATGGTATCATATTATTGGTAGTCTCCCTAATAATATCAATGCTTATGGGGGGAAATTTGGGAATGAAGTAATGAAAAAATATAATAACTCATTCATCATGCAAAAGAAAGAAGAAGACACACAAATTAATTTTGGTATTATTATGGCAACTTATAATCGTAAAAACCAAAGTACCCTACATAAAATTAAAAGAGCCATTAAATCGATTCAAAAACAAAGTTACCCACATTGGACTTTAATTTTGGTCGGTGATAAGTATGAGAATACTTCTGAATTTGAGGAAATTGTCAAATTAGTTGATAGTGATAAAATTATTTATCGCAATCTCGATCATGCATTCGAACGCGACCTTCATCAACAAGGCAAAATTAATATTAGACAACTTTGGAATAATGCTGGTGCTAATGCCATGTCTACTGGTCTTGATATGGCTATTGAAGCTGGGTTCAGTCATGTCGCTCATTTAGATGATGATGATTTTTGGGAACCCAATCATCTTTATGAATTAAATAAAACATATTTAGCCTATCCAGAAACTATTTTTACTTATACATGTGGACGATTTATAAATACCACCATCCCACAACATAACAAAAATATTCAATGGGGATACGGTAATTTACCACCACGGGGACGTAATCTTTTGCATTCTGCTACTAGTTGGCGAGTTGATATAATGGAATTAAGGTATCCACAAATTAATTTTGACGCTCATGACATCAAAACTGTCCTCAATACTCCTGCCGATGCACTTATGTGGGATAGAGTTCATCAATATATGCTAAAACGTCAATATTCACATGTTTATATTCCCAAAGTTACTGTAAATCATTTAGATGAAGGTACATCATATTTTTAATTTTATATGAATAAAAAAAAATTTATAAATTATGAATAATAATTTATACATATTTAAAAAAAATTTATATATATTTTAAAAAAAATACAGAATTCATAATAGAACCCATTTTATGAAAATCATTCATCTAACTGGTTATGTGTTAAAAAAATTAAATAGTTTTCGTTTCATATATAATTCTATATCAATTAACAGAATTATATAATATAATTTACTTACTAAATTGTATCATTTAAATATATGACCTTCCAAATTAAAATTTAAAAATGGATTGAGAGAATGTACATTTGCACCATACTTTTCTTTCAACATTTTTTTTGTCCAAATACTTTGATCTTGGATTTCCTTCAACCAATTTTCATACCAACTTTTATATTCTTTCTTATCAATTGAACTTTTTTCACAATATTTATTAATAAAATTAATATAACTCTCAAAATTATTTTCTCCATCTAGTGTTCCCCCATCATGGCCTAATAATATAATATTTTTTGCACCTAAAAACCCTGCTAAATGCATTGCACTAGTTATTGTAGAAAAACTGACTACCAATTCATTATTATCAATATCAGGTGGACTAATTCCCATTAATTTATTCGGTTTATGCTTGAATAAAAACACATTTTCTGATCTATTCTTCTCATAATATTCTAAATTCGTTTTATTTATACCCCCACAGTCTCCTTCTGATATAATATGAATACTATTTTTAAAATTAGGTATATTTTCAACCTGTTTCAATATCTTATTTTCTTTACGAATCAAAAACAAAGTATTATATCTACAGTATACTAAATTAACTCCTATCACAATCTTATTATCGAAAAAAGAGGGATCCACATAATCACACGATTTTCCTGACCCTATCACATATATATCCTCTCCCTTAAAATAATCCTTTAATTTATCTATATATAATTCATTCCCGTATTTCTCTTTAATATCGTCCACATAATTCATTTTATTTTTAACTAGAATTTAATTTAATAATTCTAAACCTATTTTTAATTCTAAATAATCTGGCTCAAAACCATATTCATTCTTTATTACTTCTCTTTTTTCTCTCAATAATTTTACCTCTTTGTTCTTTTTCAAATAATTCATTATCTTCTCAAAATTCTTTAAACTACTTATATATGGCTCCTTTTTTAACATTCCCTCCCCTACTAAACGTACAATATGATTTTCCACAGTTTCTGGCTTTATCTCTAAATTTTCTTTAACTAACGTTCGCCATGTCTCACCTGTTTCTTTATTAGGTCCTTGATAATGCTTTAAAACTTCAAAACTTTTTTTTTGACTTTTATTAATTCCGGGTTTATTTTTATTTTTTTTTTCATTACTTGTCGAACTTGATTCACTTGACATATTTTTATTCTCATTCAGTAATTTTACAATTTCTACTCCTATTTTTTTAACTGTTTGACTCGTCATTCCATCTAGATTCATTAATTTGCTTAGATCTGTCGGTAGATTCAATTCTAATATATGATCAATCACTTGATCTGGGAGTAGAAGATATGGTGGTAAGCTATACTCTTGAGACTTCTCTTGTCGAAATACTTTAAGTTTATTTAGTAAATTAATGTTTCTGGCTTTGGCCGTGGATGATAATTTGGAATGCGATTTTTGTTTTGCCATCTTTATCAACTCCCCATTTGGACGAACCCACAATTCACCCCCTTCATCTAAAGTAAATTTTTTTTCTCCTAAAACTACTACTTGCATAACTCCTGATGTTCTTGAATTGAAACTTTTTTTCTTATAAAGACCACCTATCTTCTGGTATTTCAAATATTGTAAATCAATTAATAATTCCCCAAAAGCTCGCCACCAACTCTGAGTATGGTTTGATCCCATATTATAATAAGGATTATTCTTGTAATTCTTATTGAACTTTTGACTTTTTGAACCCGTTAAAATTCCTACCAAGTTTGTCCAACCTAAACCTCGGTATAAATTTTTTACCAAGTCCGTTAATAATTTTCCTTCTTGACCTACCTCTATTAAATTCGATTCTTTTCTCTCCAAATAATCATCTACATTATCATTATCATCTAACGTCAAATTTGACATTACTCGAGTTTTATTAACAGTGGATACAGGTTTATTTACTTCTTTTTCTCCAGCTAACAAATGACAATTATCACATTTTCCACATTTTTTTTTCAAAGATTCCTCATCCTGAGGCCAATCATGATACATTTGTTCACGTTGAAAATACGAATCTATTTGTAACTGACGACAAACATTCGTATTTGCCCATTTACGAATCAGTTGTAATAAATGTAAATGATGCGCTTCTACTTGTGAATTCCCCATTTTACCAATTAAAAATTTATGAATGTAAAAATCACGATTTGACCAATATAAATAACATTGACTAGGTAAACCATCTCTTCCCGCTCGACCAATCTCTTGATAATAAGTTTCAACATTTTGAGGAATACCCCAATTTATTATCTTGCGAATATTTGGTTTGTCTATACCCATTCCAAATGCAATAGTTGCCACCACTAAATAACATCGGTCATAAATAAAATCATGATGAATCCGTTCTCGTTCTTTATCACTTAAACCTGCATGATACGCTTCCGCTGTTTTATAACCCTCTTCTTTTAATATATCCCGAATTGATTCTGCTTCTTTTCGAGTCGACACATAGATTATACACGTCTCCGGATCTTTTTCAAATACCTTCGCCGGCTTTAATATTTCACCCAAATTATCCATTAAACGACTCTCCTTTTGACGTACCCAAATCCCTAGATTTGGTCTCACCGTACTTGCCTTCACTATCTTCGGATCCTTTAACGCTAATGCTTCTCTCATGTCCTTTATTATTGTCGGAGTTGCTGTCGCTGTTAAAGCCAATATCGGTACTTTTGGTATCATGTCTCTTAAACCACTTAAGTTCCGATAACTTTGACGAAAATCATGACCCCACTGACTAATACAATGAGCTTCATCTACCGCCAATAAACCTAAAACATTATTATCAAACATATTATTTAGAAAACTTCCTTTCGTATCCATAAACTCCGGTGTTGTATATACCACTTCATATTGTCCCGTTATCACCTCATTTATTGTTCCATATAATTGTCTTGTCTGGCCTGAAAGAGTACAACATCTTATATTTTTTGACAGTAAAGACATCTTCTGATCTTCCATCAAGGACAAAAGAGGAGAAATTACTACAGAGGTCTTTTTCGTATAGACTGCGGGAAATTGATAACAGAGACTTTTTCCCAAACCCGTAGGTAGGATCGCACAAACATCTGTTTGGTCAACTAGAATTGCGTCTATAATTTCCCGTTGTTTACCCCTAAAATTATTAAATCCAAAATACTCCTTCAATGTAATTTGATAGTCTTCTGTCGTATATTTAAGTTCACTTTCTTCTTTATCTTTCTTCGCTGGAATGGGTGTCAAATTAAGAGTCTTTGGTAAGACTTTTTCCTCCACATCTTCCTCCTCATTTTCAGAATCTGATGACACAATCAATCTTTCTTTATTTAATGACATTAAAAATTATATTATAATTTTTTTCCTTTATTTACTTCTTTTTTTATATATTTAGAAAATCATTAATTTCTAAATATTTTATTTATATTATTTATTTTATTTAATTATTTTATTTTATTTTTTTTTATAATAACTTTGTTTTATTCTCAAAGTGATTATTTATATTTATTTTTTATAAAATAAAACAATTATATTATTTTATTTTTTAATAAAATAAAGTAATTATTTATATTATTTATTTTATTTAATTATTTTATTTTATTTATTTTATTTTTTTTTATAATAACTTTGTTTTATTCTCAAAGTGATTATTTATATTTTTTTATTTTCATTTACCCTTATAGGCAAACATAGTTGGGTTTCCTGGACATCCTACACCTTTCAAATTATAACCTTTATTATTGTAGCGAGGACGATAATCTATCAATTGACTAGCTGGTAGATGATACATACGAGGTTGACAACCACCGCATGGTAAACCTTGTTTACGTCCACAAACTGATGGGTCACATTTAGGTAAATATTTACGACTAGGGCAAAGAGAATTAAGACGGGTTTGGTTACGAAGATCAGACTCAAGATCCACCAGATTTTCGGTACTTTGACTGACATTATTACCACCTAAAAGACCAAATCCAACACGTTGTTCGTTGCAATTATAAAATTTATTACTATTCAAATTATAATGAAGTACATTCTGATTTTCTTGCAATGTACGGGCATAAGCACAATCATCATATATAAGCTGGTTAAATGACATAGCGAAATCAATAATATAATTTAAGCCAAGAAATAAATCTAAATGTACATATTATTTTCTAGTAAAAAAATGCTCTAAAGTAATTATTCCTCTCTTCTATTTTTTTCCCCTCAAACCCTCATTGAACTCATTTTTACTTATATTCCCATCTTGATCCAAGTCTATCTCGTCAAATGTTCTATCCTTTAATCTCTCTACCAAACGTTTTAATTCATCCGCTGTACCATCTAAATCGTCTTGAGTGGAATCCAGTTTCACTACACTAGTATCAATACTAGAAGAAAATTCATTAAATATATCTCCAGCTTGTGATAAATTATACATAAGTTGTTTAGTATTTTGATAAAGTTTACGTAGTTTTTCTAATTGAACATCTAATTCCAAAATTTGACTCTTCAGTTCTGAATTGTTCTCTTTAGTCAATTCTAAATCATTTTTCAAGTTATTAATCTGTTCCGTATATGCTAATTTAACTTTTTCAAGTTTCTCAATTTGTTCTTTCCCTTCTCTAAGTAATAATTGTAGTTTACTATTTTCCTTTTTATAATTTTCTTTAAGTTCATTTATTTCCTCTAATTTTTTAGCTAAAGCTTCATTTTGATTAGCAAACTCATTAATTTCTTCCTTTTCCGCTTCAATATTATCCTGTAAATCGTCTTTGAGATTTTTAAGCTTGCAAAGTTGTGATTCTGATTTTTCCAAAGTCTCATGAAGCTTTCTATTTTCTCTAACAAAATTATCTTTTGCTTTCTTTAACTCATTAACATTCCGATTTAACTCCTTATTTTCTGAATCAAAGAAATTTAACTCCCTTTTTAGAATATCTATTTGTTTCTTAATATCTCCTAATACTTTTGATGTTTCAAAACCTAAAAATACACTGGTTGCTAAATAAAAACTTCCACCCACTATATATATCACCCCTCCTGATGTTACTGCTCCATAAATAATTACACCACTGGACATTAAAGTTCCAATAATGGCCAAACTACCTTTAAGATATTTGAAAACTTTGGATAAAAAATACATATTTATTAATAATAATTTGTCTCAAATATTTTACTTCTTATAATATTATAAATAAAAAATAATATTATCAAAGTTATTATCTAATAATCATACTTTCTTCCACCTTCTCATTTCTTCTTACTACCTGCCTTTTTCGTCTTTGGAGATTCTTTTCTTACTGGTCTTTCAGATTTTGGTATCCAACTGTATCCACGGTCTCGAGTACTCTTTACATTTAAAACTGGGGCATTTACTAAACGCAGTCCTGATACTGTAATCGATTTACCTGTCAAGGATGGAGTTTTAATATCCTTTAGTGTAGTACCTTCAGGAAGAGTACCAAGAGTAATTTGAGCCTCAAATGGTGGATTAGGAAAAGTAGTTCGAACATTAGACCTTATTTTATCTGCAAGTTTCTTTAATTCTGGACTTACCTTTAGACGTACTGCTAAAGTATTAGTTTTTCCAACTAAAGCGAATTTATCAAAAGAAATTTTGAAAGGTTTAGCACCTTGAGAAAGTTCAGTAAGAATTGAATGTGTATTAATATCAATATCATATCTTCCTAAATAAAGATATGTCATCAAATAACTTCGACTTTTCTTTGGAATAAAAGTTGGGTTTTTCTCCATCAAATCTTTTATTAAACTATCCAAAAATTCCTGCTCTTTTTCTTCCATAACCGCAGTGGCTATGGATACCATCCGATCTGTGTTGACAATCAATCCACCTGTTTGCGAAAACATATATAGTTTACTAAGATTTTAAATGTTAAAAGGTTTAAGAGATCGACTAAAGAATATGATATTAAACACACTTACATTTTTCTATCATACCTTATATTCTTTTCTTTTTTTATTTAAAAATTAGGTGTTCCTGTCATTATTTCTTCACCTAAACCCTCCAGATAATTTCCTTCACCTCCACCCATTAAATTCGCAAAACCAAAAGCTTGATCGAATTTATCTTCACCCAATACTCTTATTCCCAAACCTACTAAAAGTGACACAAATATTATATTTTTCCAATAAGTCCCCTTCGTTTTATAATTGTCTAAAAGCTTTTCATCTAAATACATGAAAAACCAAGTAATTAGACCTGCTATCACACCATAAATGATTGAGCTCATCATATTAAATGAAGTTATATGATCAATACAGAAGAAAAATTTATTAAAACCAGCACATTTATTATATTAATATCCTTTTGGTATCTCCATTAAATAATCCTCTAATTTTTCTCTTACTTCTTCCATATAATGTCTTACTTCCATTAAATAAGAATCAAAATTCCTACCTTCTCGACAGGCGTCCGAAGCTTTTCGAAATAAGGTTGCCATTTTATTGAGAATATCTATATTATCCATCCAAAGTTCCATATTTTTCTTAGTGAGAGGACTATCTAAATAATCATCCTTAATTTTAATATAATGTTTTAGTTGATCTGTTTCTGATTTATCAATATGAGCCTGAAGAATTAATTTAATACTACCCAAAACCTCACAAGCCAAAATATCTTTGCAATAAGTATCTATCAAATTATTAATACTTTCTAAAGCTAATTGTAAAATTATCTCCCGATTTTCAGGTTTCAAATTTATTAATATCTCATCCACATGAAATATCGGTGTCTTCAAATTTATTAAATCCATTGAACTTCCTCCCATAAATGTACGCTTTATTCCTTGAAAATTAAATTTATAATCAAACAATTGAATAGGATGACTATGATCATTTGTTATTCTAAAACCCTTTTGAAGTCTCAATTTCGCTCCTGAACGAAAACGAACATAAGCTAGAGCTAATATGGCTTCTACTGTACCTATCCAAACCCTTGTATCTTTTTTAGAAGTCAAATAATCAAATATAATCTTATCAGTCCTTAAGAAACTATTGGTATATGGTATTAGCCAAGACATTTCTATATTATTTTAATAGATTGTTTTTATATTCGAAAGAACAAATCGGAAAAAAAATGAAATTTTAACCTTTTTTATATTTAATATGATTGAATTACAAAATTCCTATTTTAATCATCCTAATCCTAATTCTAATGATAACAATCCCATGTTATCTCCTGATATAGATCAATTTGAACTTAATCGTCATCTTGATGATTCTAGTTTTAGTCTTAATAGTACTAATAATGTCCAAAGTCAATTAGAAATAGTTACTCATAAAATCTGCAACCTCAAATTTTATTCTTTCTTCTTTTTATTTACCACCATTATCATGACTATACTCTGGCTTTCTGAATCACAATTTAGTCAAGGGGTTTTACGATACAAATATTTAGGTGAAAGTTGTCAATGGAGCATTACAAATAATAAAATATGTGCTCCTCCTTTAATTTGCCAAAATAATAAATGCCAACTAATACAAAAAAATTGTATTGATAATTCAAATTGTACTGGATTAATCAACCCACAAGAATGCCCCCAATGCAAGTCTTGTCCTCCTTGCCAGAATCTGGTTTCTTACTTCGATTTTAATGAATTTCCTAATTATTGGTTACCACGTCAACGAAATTTCGGAAAAACCGAAATTTTGTTAGGTATGAGTTATGGGGCATGTAAAGAAGTTTGTGCACGGGATCCCAAATGTAAACTAATATGTTTTAACGGAATTCGTAATATTTGCCATAAAAGAATTGGTTATCTTTTTCCAGGAGTCCAAAATATGACTTGGACATGTGCCATTAAAACCAACAATCTTAAATAATTTTAAATTAATTATCATATTGCCCTCTTCGACAATATGGACATGCCAATTCATCCTTATGTTGAGAGATCCATGGATCTAAACATTTCTGATGAAAAGTATGATCACACTTTAACTTTCTCACTAATGTTTTACTTTTATCAAATAACTCATAACATATCGGACATAATTTACCTATTACTCCAGCTTTATTTGCAGTTATCAATTCAGGAAGATATCTGCTCAAATATTCAGTGTCAGTCATATCCTTTAATTTAATTGTTTGCGGATCGAAATCTAAAGAAGGACTATAATGAGTATTCAAATCATCTTTAATTTCAGAAAAACTTTGATGGGCCCAAATATATTGAGCCATTATTTCTAAACTTCTACTATCAGATTCAGCTTCTATAATCGCACTCATATAATTTATATTTAGCTTATTTAATACATACAATTAGCTTACTTAAATACATATATATAAAATTTATAGATATAATTATTAGATTGTTATATCATATAATACATCACTAAAGAAATAATTTAATAATCAAAATAAAATGCAACAACAATTTATCAAAGGTATCATCTTGAATCATAATAATCAACCTACTGGAGAAACTACTCAAATTAACATTGATAATATCTTCGGTAGTCCTAAATGTGCTTGTGGACAAACAAGATTTATATGTCGAATTATAAATCCATTATGTAACCTTTATATTTGCGAAAGGGGTGTGGATTGTGCTAGTTATGGACGATATCAAGTAATACCGAAAAAAGGAGATAATGAGAAAAATTCATGTAAATTTTGTGGAAGATTATTGAAAAAAACCATCTGAAAAAATTGATCTATTTTCACCTTTTTTAATGCCATTATTCTATCAATCATATCTACATGAATACTACAGGTTATTTATTCGCAGGTGATAATGCGTGTTTTATCAAATTCTGGAATGGTTCTTTAGATTTAGTCAGTCTTGATTGGTTAAAAGAAAATGGAGATATTAATACCCGAATTTGGTCTGTTAAAAAAACTAAATTCGTTCACTTACCTGATATTACCCCCTCTAATAATCCTCGTTTTAACGAATTACCTATTACTCGTATTAGAAATATCGATGGTTTAGTAGATGTAATTGATACCTGTCCACAAAGTTATTTTTCAAATCTAATTTGGTCAAATGGACGAAATCTAGTAAATCCAATGTCAACTAGAGAAGGAGATATTAGTGATGCTTATTTATTAGGTTTATTTTTTGTATTAGGAGAAATTTACAAAGATGAAAACAATAAATACCAAATTGTTATCAAAACTAATAAAATTGCCACACTTCTTGATTTCCAATTTCATCTTAAAAATAATTATCCTCATCTCAACATTCCTTCTTATCAATCCCAATCCAAATGGGTCTTTAAAACTGAACTCAATGATAAATCTTCTGAAAATTTAGCAAATTATTGGTTTCATATTTTTTATCTTAAAAATTTAGCACAAAGTGATTTAGGTATCAAAAGAGTTCCTAAACACATCTTAAATTCTAGTTTTTTATCCAAAAAAGACTTTATACGGGGATATCTTGATGCTCAATCTGATTTTCAATTTGGTAAAATGTTTATTTGCGAGAGCAAAATAGTGTGCGCTCAATTATTTCATCTCCATAAATGTCTTGATTTACCTATTACTATTGTCGAAAAAAACACACCTTATTTCACTCATTTTGTAATTCAATTAATGACCCAAAAATTTAAATATAATGGAGTAATCGAACGAAAATCTATTTATCTTTATAATAAACCTTGTTTCTATCAAATTACTACTAAAGATAAATTTACAATAGGTGTAGGTGATGGTTTAGTTCTCTAATTAATTCAAAGTAAGATAATAAATAATTTTATTAACTTTGCTTTTTATTTTTTTTTATAACATATTTATTCTACTTTCTTTTGATTCCGTGCTGAACGACGAATTTCATATTCACTCCCTACAAAAAGCCGACGTTTCGCATTAGAATCTGGAGAATACTTTGGTGCAGATCGTTTTTTGGATCTTCGGGGGGCACCAGGACAAACTGGTTGTGATTGGTTAGTTGTTCGAGGGGTTTGCATTTTATTAAATGTTAAATAAAGTAATAGAATATGATTATTAGAATCAAATTGTTTATTAAAATAGAAATAAAAAATGAATCAATTTTTTATTTTAATTAAATCGGGGTTATTTTAGGGTTTAAAATATATAATTTTAGGATATATTATCTTAATTTTAGGGTATATATTTTTATTTGCCATGAAAATTAATGCTGTTATAATTGACGATTTTTATCAAGATCCTGATTCTATTCGCGATTTTGTTCTTAAACAAGAATTCAATGTTAAAGGGAATTATCCAGGAGTACGTACAAAGGACTTCCGAGATGATAATATCAAAAAAATATTTGAAGATTTAACTGGGGAAACTATTACTGATTGGGAACTCGGTTATAATGGTTGTTTTCAATATACCACCAAGGATATGGACTCTTGGGTTCATCGTGATGGTACTGATTGGGCTGGAATAGTCTATTTAACTCCCGATGCTCCTCCTAGCGCTGGTACCGCATTTTTTGTACATAACGAGACCGGACGAGAACGTATCACTCCTGATACCCCTAAAGCAGATGAGGATATGATGAATAGGGATAGTAATAATATGAGTAAATGGACTCAAGTAGACAATGTAGGAAATAAATATAACCGTTTAAGTTTATTCCGTGGTACACGTTCTCACCGTAGTATGGATTACTTTGGCGATTCTAAAGAAAATGGACGTCTTTTTCAATTATTCTTTTTCAATGTAAAAAAGGATTAAATAAAGGGTCAAATTAAAAAAAGTATCATTTGATAATATATATTTAGATCTTTTTCTAATGTTATTGTGGCTTATTTTACTTGTTGCTTTTGTTCTCATTCTCTCCAAAACTTACTCTATTGAGGGATATCATAGCTATTATTCATACCCATCACCTTGGTATCGTCGAAGAATCCGTAATCATTGGATTCCATCCCATTATCCATCAATAAGATATGGATATCGTAGAGGAAGATATCGAGGGCCTCGACCAGCATGGTATCGTAGGTTTATGTGGTGGTAGTTAGTGTTACAAAGTTTGTAAATAAAATACTTAAAATTGTAAGTATTTTATTTTTTATTATTAATTAAATTTCTGGTGTTATATCCTTTATTTTCATAATTTCACCATATTTATTGAATTTTATAAAATAATATTCGGGAAAAAACCAGGCCATTTGGCTGGAAGCATGACGAAATTCTATTTCTAGTTCCATATTGGGTAGCCTTTTCTGAATTTCTAATAGATTACTTAATGGTTCATCAGGATTAACTATGTCCCTTAATAGAACTTGGTTACTAGTACATTTGACATTATTTACAATATTATAGCGTTTACCAATTTGTATAAAATCACCTTGATTACGAATAATAAGATTAGGTGGGATGGTAGAGAAAAAACGGCGAAACATTTTGAAAATAAATGTAAGTAAAAAAGAGATCAATTTTTATTGAAATCAAATTTATAATTGATAATTCTAGAGATTTCTTTCTATGTGCATTTTATTAGAATTTTTCATACTTTCCACATTCGGCTATGATTATGATGATTACGATTTTGACTATTATAATCGCGAAGATTATTATTAATAGAAAATAATTATATAAAAAATCGTAAAATAAAATTTACATAGTGTATTATATAATGGTTGTTTTAATTTATCCTAACCAATTGTTCGACCCCAAATTTTTTCCTGATCAATGGAAAAAAGAAAAGATTTTTTTAATAGAGGAACCTATTTATTGGGGTACTGATTCTGATCTCAAGTTGAAAATGAATAAACTTAAATTAGTTTTACATAGGGCCTCAATGAAATATTACTTTGATCTATTAAAAAAGAAAGATTATAATGTCACATATATTGAAGAAAAAAAAGTAAGTAAAAAATATTCTTTTTTATCAAATGCTAAGAAAAATGATATTCTTGCTTGTTTTGATCCTACTGATCATGAAGTAAGAGATAAAATTGAGGATGTTGCTAAAAAATACGATCTGGAATTACAAATTGAAGAATCACCCAATTTCTTACATACTACCGAACTTTTAAGTAAATATGTCAAAGATAATGAAAAAAGTCAAAGGAAAGACAAAGATAAAGATGAAAGAATTACCTATTTTCATGCCCCTTTTTATACTTGGTCCAAAAAACAATTAGAATTAAATAAAGTTATTGGTAGCAAAACTTATGATACTGAAAATAGGAAGTCTCTTCCTAGTGATGAAGACCAACTTGAAATTCCTAAATTACCTAAAGGAGATAAAGATACAAAATGGGTTAAAGAAGCGATAAAATATGTGAATAAGACAGCAAGTAAAAATTATGGGAAAGCGGAAGAATTTTATTTACCGGTAACTCATAATAGTTCGGAAAAATGGTTTAAAAAATTTCTGAAGGAACGATTTTCTAACTTTGGAGATTATCAAGATGCCATTACATCTAATAATCGTTTTATATTTCATTCAGTCATCAGTCCTATGCTCAATGTTGGTTTATTAAATCCTAAATGGGTTGTTTCTGAAACAGTAGATTATTATAAAAGTAATAAAAGTCAAATTGGTAAAAACGATTTTGAAGGTTTTCTTCGACAAATAATTGGTTGGAGAGAATATAGTCGTATGCTTTATCTTTTTGCTTATGATGAAGTCAAAGGAAATTATTTTGAACATGATCGCAAACTCACTTCTAAATGGTATACTGGTGATTTAGATATCATTCCTATTGATTGGACCATCAAAACTGCATTTAAAGTAGGATATTTACATCATATTTTACGTTTGATGGTAATGGCAAATTTTATGAATCTAGTAGGATTACATCCTGATGAAATATTCACCTGGTTCATGGAATTTTCCTTAGATAGTTATCAATGGGTCATGCATAATAATATTTATGGTATGGGTACTTATGCTGATGGAGGTCTTACTATGAGAAAGCCTTATTTAAGTTCATCTAATTACATATTAAAAATGTCTAATTTTAAAAAAGATGGGAAATGGGATACTATTTGGACTGATCTTTTTTATAGATTTTTAGTTGTACATGAAGAAAAACTTAACGGAACCCCTTATGTTCGTAATTTATATCATTATAAGAAAAAAACAAAAAGTGAACAGAAAAAATTATTAAAACGCGCAAATGACTTCATACACAATGTTACCAAAAAATAATATTCATACATTCGTCGCCTTATATATCAAATACCCTAAACCCACTACACCTCCTAAAATCATTATACCGCCTACAGTACCTACCCCACTAGCAATTAAAATAATACCCAAAGTGGAAGAAGCACCGGTAAGAGCAATAGCAATTTTATTGTTACGAAAAAAATGAGTGAAAGACATGAATAAATTATTATATATTTTATATCATATAATAATTATATATAATTATTTTCATATACAAATACAAAGTTATTTTTGATTATATCAATTGATATATTTCTTTTGATCTATCATATTATTTTATAAATTATTTGATTATATGAATAGATATATTTCTTATGATCTATCATATTATTTTATAAAATTAAATATTCCTTTGAAGTTGTGGTTTTGCCATTATTCAAGATATGGATCTTATGTATTTCCACCTTTTGAAAATATAATACTATCACCCCAATTACCCTATATTAAAAAACTATTGATTAGTAGCCCACCAATTGGTCTCTCTTGAAAAGCTATTTATTAGTAGCTCCCCAGTCAATATGATCTTGTCCACTTTCAATTAATTTCAAATTTGATGTTCCAAAATGACCACAACCAAACCATCCACCTCTATTTGCACCCAATGGGGATGGATGAGTGGCTTTTAAAATTATATGTTTGTGAGTATCAATTAGTTTAGCTTTGCCTTTTGCATGATTACCCCATAACATAAAAACTACAGGTTTTTCTTTTTTCTTAGAAATCAACTGAATAATTTTATCTGTTAAAGTCTTCCAAATTCGCATATGACACTCTTTTTCTTTATGTCTCACTGTTAAAGATGAATTTAGAAGTAAGACACCTTGACGAGCCCAACTCTCTAGATTGCCTGTTTTGGGAATTTCATAATCATCATAAGTATCCTTTATTTCTTTATAAATATTCATTAAACTCGGTGGAATTTTTACACCATCTGGAACCGAAAAACTTAAACCCATCGCCTCATTTAAATTTGAAAAATAAGGGTCTTGCCCTAAAATTACTACTTTAGTCTCTTCCCATTTTGATAATTCAAATGCTCTAAATATTTTATCAAATTCTGGTAAATAACGAGCTTTTTCACCATTTTCTTCTAAATCTTCCTTTAGATCTCTATCCACATCCCCCATAATTTCCACCATCTCTGGCAAACTAAAGATTTCTTCAGACCACCCACCTAATTTTGTTTGAGCATAATAACTTAAAGTATTGGAGTTCCAATCAGGGTTCATTTTAGTAATTGGAAAAAAAGGTTCACACTCGGAATCTAGTGAATCATTAGAAGTAGGAGTGTTATTTTTTTTAAGATTGATTTTAGGTTTACTTAAATTTTTCTTTTTAGGTGATTTTGTTTTAACATGAATTTTCGGTTTTACTGAAATTGGAGTATTATCTGAATTAGATTCGTTCTCATGATCACTATCTAAATCAAGGGTGATCCTTTCTTTTTCTACTTTGTGTTTTTTTTCGTTATCTTCCATTTTATCTAGAAAATCATCCGAAGAAATATTATCACCCATTTGGCTTCCAGCTGATTCTGATGAAATTAAGTCAAGAGCTTGTAATGTTTTCTTCTTTTCTATTTCTTCCTTCTGTTTCAACCTAATTCTTGTTCTATTTACACCTTGGCTAACGGATTCTTTATCATTAAGACTAGGTTTTTGGGGTTGAAAGATAATTTTTTTAGTATTAGATTTCAAATCCATTAAATCTACACATTCAATTACATTCAAACAATTTGTCAGACGAATCTTCTCTGCTACTCGACTTTTTTCTAATTCTTCCTCCATTATTAATGGATTCTCATATATTGTTACTTTTATTTTATCATTCTTCAAATGTATCGTTTGCGAAAAATCTTTAATTGCCAAATAATATTGAGACCAAGAACCCCCACCATCTCGACAGATCTGGCTCGGAAAACCTATACTAGCTAATCCTTTTGTCTCTGCTATCTCATCTAAAGCATCCTGAAACCAACTTAAACGAAGTTTCTTTCTATCATTAGGTCTATCAGCAGTACCTGGATAAAATTGGCCATAAATTAAAATGATATCAGGTTTATCCAATGAATTCTTAATAATTTTAATATGACCAGGCTTTCGATCTAGAATAGCTTTATCACCTTCATAGATATTAGCTTTAGGATATATTTTGACTAATTCATGATAAAGTGGTTCGATTTCAGGATCTATTTTTTTTCCTTTACAATTAACGATAATAGCTAAATATTGTTCATTATCAACATCTAAAAAATTAGAAGAATTGTGATAAATTGTTTTAGTAGATTCCTGATTTTCCATTTATAATTTAGTCTTATCACTTTACACTATTATTTATTAATTATATTTAATTTAATATTTATGATTAAAAAGTAAAATCAAAAAATAATAAAAATAAGTTATTATTAAAGTATAAATGTGGGACTTTTTAGATTCTAAAAGCCATCGACATTTGGTCATTCCTCATAAAGAAGCTTCACTTCTATGGAATGATAAAGACAATTCTTTAAATGTCACTTATAATCACATACACAATTTAACTAGTGCTGGGTTTCGGGTACCTATTTCATTGGAACCAGGTCAGAAATATCAAATTTCAGTGGAAGCTCAATTAATAAAAGGTGATAAAGCTTTTATTTATGTAGAAACAAAGGATGCAAAACGATTGTTACCCCGATATAAAATTTCAAATGATTCTATCAATAAATTTGCACATGAATGGAGCTTTGTAGCAGATGATACTTTTGATAATACTTTTCTAGGTATTTTATTCTTTCATCCTGATTCAGATTATGAACTTAATGTTTATAAATTGAAACTTAAAAAAATTATTAATAACCAAAACTATGATCAAAACTTTAATCAAATCAAACAAGAAATTAAAAAAGAAGTCAAAAAAGAAACACAAAAATTAACTACACAAAATCTAGCTCAACATAACCAATTAACAACTTTAAATGATAATTTATCAATTTTGAGTACAAACCGAGATCTTGATCTAGTTACACCCGAATTATCTGATAAATTAAATCGCCAAGATTTCGAACGTCTACTCATTAATTCTGATGCCTCTCATTTGACTGTGACCCCCAGCGAATACCAAAAATTAATTATGATGGATAATAGTACAAATGATATCTTTAATAGTAATAATAACAGTAAATTTTCTACGAATAAACCAAAAAATCCAAAAAAAGTAAATAAGGGATATTCTATTCCTAACTACACTTGGAATAAAACATCATTAATTGATCAAAAGCAAAATGATGATTCAAAAGTATCTTCAGAATCATTAAAAGTTGAAATTGAAAAAATTCCTAAACCTACTCAAGAAATCATTAATTATTTAAAACATTCTGCCTCCCGAATTGTTATTAGTTTAACTACCACTCCCAAAAGAATTGGGAAAATGTACTCAGTTGTAGAGAGTTTACTTGATCAAAGTCTACCGATTGATAAAATTTATTTAGTGGTACCTGAAAGATATAAAAAAGACAATAAACCTTATTTAATAGGGAAAAAATGGTCTAATTTACTAGCTACCAAAAAATTTAAAATTGTTCGTTGTCCTGATTATGGTCCTATGACCAAATTATTAGGACTTTTCAGATATGAGACCAATCCTCAAACTCTTGTTTTAACTGCTGATGATGATCATCATTATCCTGTTCATTGGGCTTATTACTTATCTTTTTTGCCTTTGATGCGTCCACAATTTAAAGCCTTATATGGTTTTAAAGGTTATTGGGATCAACAAGTGATAAAAGGTAGTGATCAAGTAGTTCAAAATATAGATTTTCTATTGGGAGAATGGGGTGTGGCAGGATATTTTTTGAAATACTTCAAGAATAATACTCAGGGACTCATCCGACAACTCGGTTATGGACCAGAAGCATATATCTCTGATGATGTTTTAACAGCTAATCACGCTGCTAAATTAGGTCTAGCTAGGATGTTAATCGGGTCACCTTCTGAAGATAAAGAATTAATATATCCACAGGCTACTAAATGGGCTAATCAGATTGATGCACTCAATAGAATCAAACCAAGTCAAGGAGCTAGATATTTAACAGTTATGTCTATCTTAAAACAGAAAAATCGTTATTATCTTAATTATCTTGGCCCTCGTTGGAAAGATAATAATGAATATTTCGCCCAAAATCCTCGTTTATCCATTTTACCTAAGGAAATGGAAAATCCCACTGGAATTGTTGATAATAATGTTAAATTAAGTAAACGCAATAGGGGAGGTCGAGGTAGAAAAAGAAAAAAATTGTCAAAACCTAATTCTACCATAAATTATTATGGTGGTGAAGTAAAATTATCTACTCCTAAATTACCTACAAAAATCAATCAGACTCCCGATAGTTCTTCCACACAAGATTATTACAAAACTTTCACTCAATTAAAAAGCCAAACCATTTATCATTTACCCACCCCTGACTTGTCTTTGGTTGATCATGAATTTAATCCACAAAGCTTATCTGGAAAAAAAATTCTTTATTTAAGCTTTATGCCACCTGAAACACCCGATTTAGTCCTCATGTATTTAAAATATTTAGGTAATCATGTTACCCTCAGATTTCCAAAATACCCTGATGTTACAGTTTATCTTGAAAAATACCATTCTTGGCTTAATAAAAAATATCATCAAGTTTATGATCTAGTCATTTTAGATGTACCTTATTGCTTTCAAAAAGTTGAGGTTCAGGATTTTCCAGATCTTCAGCAATTCTATATCTATAGATATCCTGAATTAGGTAATATCACCAAATTACTTAAAAAATTTCCCGTCTTAGTTAACTCACATTATTATGGTTATCTTAAAGCCAAAAGATGGTCAGTGGGGCCTAAATTTCATTATGACTTAGAAAAAAAACCGAATTGGCGTAAAAGTCCTAAAGGTAGTAAACAAAAACATATCGTTTGGATTTTAAGTCATGATTATTATCTTAATAACTTAGATGATTTCTTAATAAATTATTGGAAAAAATTTTATCCTCCTCATATTAAACTTCATTTAGGATTAGCCGGTCCTCCGGCCTTGAAATTACAAAAGAAATTAAATGATTTAGGTTTAATCCAAAATATAGTTTTATACACACATAGTCAGATTTTCCCTACATTGATTTATCATGCTGATTACTATCTTAATGCTGGGTTTTATTTAGATTTTTATGCTTTATGGGCTCACGAAATTTTACATAAACCCTTAATCATGTTGAAATATGGAGAATTTCAAAAAGTAAAACTATTCCGAGAAATACCTTATGATCTTTCAGGAAATATGGTCATTTGTAATCATCATGATTGTCATCGGGTTGTTTCTGATCGATGTCGTTATTATGGTTACATGGGAGTAGAAAATATACCTAAAGTAAATTGGGATAAATTTCATTGTATTATTAATAATTTAAATTTTACTAACAAAAATAATAAAAAAAATTGATTTTTTTACTAAATTTATCTAGATTTTACAAAAACTATAAAATGCCACTCATCCCAATTTTAATCATTCTATCCTTCACTGCTATTATTTTAGCTGAAGATCCTACTATTGAAGTCGATATTCATTCCAAATTTGTTGATGATAAATTCGAAAGTGCTGGTGCTACTGTTTCTTCGCCTTTTATTCCTGGAGCTAGCGTTATCTACGAAAAACCAAGACATGAAGGTGGTCAATTCATGTTAAATTATCAATTCAATTTCTAGAAGAATAAAATATATTTTATTATATAAACTTTGAAAATATAATATAAAAAATTTTGATTTTTTTTATATAAATATATTTAATTTATATAAAAGTTTTTATAAACTACTCAAATATACCAAATTCATTATGTATCTCATTGCTACTATCTTAATCATCATTATGATCAATCAAGCTCAATCAAGTTCTTGCTTAATTGGCCGACCAGCTTGTATCTCAAGTTGTATGGCACAGAATTGTGCTACAGGTTATTGTTCTGGTAGCACATGTGTTTGTTCTCGTTGTGCTAACGGACCAATCAGATTCTAATAATTATATCAAACATATTAAATTATATCTACTTTGTTCAAAGTAGATATAATTAAAAAAATTTATTTAATTTTTATCGGATTTAAAAAAATTTTAGATATATCTTCTTCAACCTCATCATTTTCAATCACAAATATACTCATTATGAACATTATAAGTATGAATAAAAATGCCATAATTAATATAATATTGTTTTCAGAATAATATTCTATACCCAT